AGAAACTGGAAGACCTGAAATCGCAACTCTATCGCATGATCGGTGATTCTGTGAATCGGCGCGGGCTGTGGGTTTCCCTTCGCCGCAACTGTTCCGATCCAGTCACGACGGATATCGAGAACATGAACAACGTGCTGGCCGAGTGGGAGCGTCAGGCGGAGGCATTGCTTGAGAAGATCAAGTTCGCGCTTTCCGAGTGCGACCACTCACACATGACGAGCGACCGCGCCGAGCGGCTCGTGTCGCATGGAAGTCTAAGTTGAATTGAACATTGGTTGGAATATGAGGATGACAAGGAGGCCGCCGATGACCCGCGATGAGTTCATTGCCAAGATCGAGGCCGAAGGGTTCAAACACAATAGGGGCAATCTCTGGATTCGCGGCGAGGGTGATCCCCCGGAGGCGTGGAACGTCTGCAACAGGCGAGCCTTCTACTATCCCCGCGATGTGGTTATCTCCAAAAATGAAAAGGTGTTCCATCATGGAGGTGCAATTTGACCCCGACCCGCGCTGACCTTCGCTCGCTGTGGCGCGTTCCGCTCGCCGCGCTCGCGCTCGGACTGGCCGCAACCTATGGACTCGATCAACTGCTCGCAATCTGGAGGTAACATGCCAGACATCAACTGGGATTACATGCTGGAGCCGCCGGACATTGACGATGACGAGCCGGTTTATCGTGACTGTGATTGTGGAGGATACCAACACTGTAGCGTTTGTCACGGCTTAGGTTATTACATTGTGGACGCGGCTGCCGAAGCGCAGGCATGGGATGATTTTCACGACGAAAGAATCTGACCATAGGAGGAGACATGGAAGGCAACAGAACGGCGTGGCTTGCGCAAAGGCGGACAGGGATCGGCGGGAGTGACATTGCCGCCATTGCGGGAGTGCATCCGTTTGGCAGAACTGCGCTTGATGTATATTGTGACAAGCTCGGACTCGCGCCGGAAGCCGAGGAGAATCCTCAGATGGAATGGGGGAAAATCCTTGAGCCGGTCGTTGCGGAAAAATACGCACGAAATAGGGGAATCGAACTCGCGCCCGGTGTACTTATTCGTGACCGCGAGGTTCCGTTTTTCCTCGGTACGCCTGATTTTCTTGCCGCGCACGAGCCGTTCGGTTTAGAAATTAAAACCACCGGCCACCGCCAAGCGCACCGCTGGGAAGAGGATCGCGTTCCCGATGAGGCGTTCTTACAAATCCAGTGGTACATGATGCTGCACAAGTTCGAGCGGTGGGACTTAGCGGCACTGATCGGAGGGTCGGATTACCGCGAATATGTTCTAAGGGCTGACCCTGAATTGATTACACGACTTCGAGAACTCGGAATGGAGTTCTGGGATCGGGTCGAGAAGCGTAACCCTCCTCCGCCGAGCGGAGTCAATGCCGCAAAATCCATAGTTCGCCTCTATCCGCGTGACACGAATGCAGAATTGATTACGGCTCCTGAATCGGCGCACGAGGTTTTCGCGGAGCTTCTCCAAGCACGAGCGCAGATTGCCGAGGCCAAGGAAGTCAAGGAAAAGTGCGAGGCGATTATCAAATCGCTGATTGGTGATAACGCGGGCATGTTTTTCCCTGACGGTTCCTCTGTGACATGGAAGGCCGCGGAGGATAGCCGCGTCGTGGATTGGGAGGCTGTGTGCGAAGAGCTTTCCGCCCCAAAACATCTGATTGAACAACATACCATAACCCGGCCGGGAGCGCGCCGGTTCCTGCCGAAGGAGGCCAAAAATGGCTGATCCCAAGAAATCGGTGACGCGGACTGATGACAATTCGCAATCCGTCACGATTAACACGTTCCGCGATTTTCTGGACAAGTCCGAACCCGCACTGAGGGCGGTCGCAACAAAGCATCTTCAGCCGGAGCGGTTAATCCGCATCGCACTTGCGGCGATTAGCCGAAATCCCCAGCTATTGAAGTGCGACAGAAACAGCATTCTACAAGCGGTTATGGCCGCCTCGCAGATCGGCCTCGAACCTAATACGCCGCTTCAACATGCTGCGCTTGTTCCCTATTGGAATACTCAGACCACTCGGTACGAGGCGCAATTCCAACCCATGTATCGCGGCTTGATTGAGCTTGCTTTTCGTGGCGGGCAGGTGACGCAGATGCGAGCCGTGCTGGTCTACGATGAGGACAAGTTTGAGTTTTTCGAGAGCGACGAGAATCTCTGCCCGCGCCTGATCCACCGGCCGAATCTGGACGTAGAGGATCGCGGGGCGGTCAAGGCCGCATATCTGATTACCCGGATGCGGAACACGGATATTCCCTTCATTGAGGTCATGAGCCGCGCCCAGCTTTTGAAAATCAAGGCACGCGCGCTTGCCAACAAGAAAAACATTTCTGCCTCTCCGTGGGTAACAGACGAGGACGAGATGTTCCGCAAGACGGTCGTGAAGCGCGGATCAAAATTCCTCCCGATTGGCGTTGAGTTCGCAAAGGCCGCCGTGATTGACAACGCCATCGAGAGCGGAACTCCAATTGACTATTCGGCACTGGAGTCTCATGACACGACTGCCGCGCTTGACGATCCCGCCAAGTCACAGGCAGACGATCTAAAGAGCAGGCTTGGTGCCCCCGCGAACGGTGCGGTTCCCGCTTCGAGTGAACAGGTAGAGATAGCCTCCGCCGCTCCGCCGAGCGCGCAATCCGCCGACGGCCTAAGCGACATGCAGGGCGAAATGCTGGGCGAGATACTCGAAATCGCCGAGATGCTCACGAAGGGCGATTCGCGCAAGCGATCCGCCAAGCTGCGGTCGTGGACGGACAACTACGGAACGCCCGGCGATCTGGCGCAGCACCCAGAACTCTTTGATACTGCTCTCGACCGCGCTCGTGCCGAACGTGACGAAGCGGGGCAGGCGAAAGCGGAAGCCGAAAAGAAAGGCAAGCTCGATCTATGAGAATCCTCAGATTGACGGCGCAGAACTTCATGCGCATTAAGGCTGTTGAAATCGTGCCCATCGGCAACATGGTTCAAATTCGCGGCAAGAATTCCAACGGCAAGACAAGCGTGTTGAATGCGATTTCTGTGGCGTTAGGTGGGAAGGCGTTGTGCCCGCCGAAGCCGATCCGCGACGGGGAGAAGCGCGCGGACATCATGGTTGATCTTGGCGATTATACCGTGACTCGCACATTCACCGAAAAGGATGATTATCTCACGGTCAAGACTAAGGATGGCGCGAAAATCAGCAATCCGCAGACCCTGCTCGATTCGCTGATCGGAGCGATTAGCTTCGACCCGCTCGATTTCGCGCGGATGAAGCCTGTCGAACAAGCCAAGCAACTCGCGAATATTACTGGCCTGAACTTCGACAATTTGAACAAGACTCGCGAGGGGGTCTATCGGCTTCGCACGGAAGCCAACCGCGATGCCAAGCGTCTCGCTGCTCAGGTATCAGAATCCGAGAAGTCACTCTCTGGATTAGACGAGAAGGATTACTCCGAGGAACTTCGTGTTGAAGATGTCACCTCTGAACTGAAGGCAGCACAAGAGCAACGTGCGGTATATCAGCGCTCGGTGGATGTGTGGAATCGAGCAGCCAATGATCGCAACGATACCGAGGAGCAAATTGCTCACCTTGAAGAACAGCTACGAAATCTTCGTGGCACATTAGAGCTTCAGGTCGGAATTGTAGAGAAAGCGCAGGCGCGAGCCGATGCGCAGAAAGCGAATCTTCCCGACATTGACGCGATCACCGAGAAGTTCCAGTCGGTTGCTCAGCACAATGAGTTTGTCAAGGCGTTCCGCGCGCTGGCGGATCGAAAATCGGAACTCGATGAATACAATCGCGCCGCCCTCAATCTGACCGAGCGCATCGAATCTATTGACCGCGAGAAGGCTGAACTCGTGAAGAAAGCAGACTTGCCGGTGAACCATCTCGCGTTCGACGAGAACGGCGTGTACTATCGCGACGTGCCGTTCGAGCAGTGCAGCAGCAGCGAGCAACTCAAGGTCTCGACGGCGCTCGCTATGCGTCTCAATCCGAAGTTGCGGGTGATCCGCATCACCGACGGCAGCCTGCTCGACGAGGACAGCCTTGCGACCTTGCAGAGCATCGCCGAGAGCGAGGACTTCCAGATTTGGCTGGAGAAAGTGGATGACGGCGAGGGCGGCGTTGGCGTGGTGATCGAGGACGGCGAAGTGAAGTCTGCGGTTTGATTAGGTGAGGGGCTTTGGCCTCCTATGGGGAGGATGTGCTCGGATACACTTCCTGCGTATTTCCGCCCGTGAATGCAGCGGGATCAACGGAAATGGAACCGACACGAACGCAGTAACCCTGCGGCGTTGGATGTAGATTGGTGGGAGCCTGAAATGGCAGTAACCTAATCAAACCAGTCCTGCTCTCGCACCTGAACGCCAAGCCGATTGACGGTGCCGAATTGAACCGAAACCGGCGGGGCAGGAGAGCCTCGCGCTGGAGGAGGCCGAATGAAAACGGCGAATGAAATCATAGGCGAACTCATGAAGAGCGAATCCGGCGCGGCGGCTGTAGCATGTCTCGGCACGGATGGTATGAGGCAACTGCTTGATAAGCGAGAGTCTGACGCGCTCGAAGCGGCGGCGGTGCTGTGTGAAAACGAAATGAACGCTTACCGCGATGCGGCTATGTGCGAACTTGATGCAGATATGGCACTCAACATGAGAATGGTCTCAGATCAGCTTGAATCGTCAGCAAAGCAAATCCGCGCCATGAAGCCGGAGGGGAGATGAACATCCTTGCTCTCGATTGCGGAACGAAAACCGGATGGGCTACGCTACGTGATGGCCATATCGAAAGTGGAGTGCAGGTATATGACCTCAAGCGCGGGGAGTCCGCTGGAATGCGCTGGCTACGCTTTGATGCGTGGCTTGAGGAAATCTATTATCTGGTAAACCCGCGCCTTATTGTGTTTGAGCAGGCTCATCACAGGGGCGGTGCGGCTACAGCCGTAGGCGTAGGGTTCACGACAAAGATTCATGAGTTTGCCGCTCGCCACACAATCGAGACGCTGCCCGTCCATTCGCTATCTCTGAAAAAGTGGGCAACCGGGAGCGGGCGGGCGTCGAAAGGGGATATGATTATTCAAGTTAATCGCCTTCTTCGTGCCGCGACTGGTATCACGGACATCACGGACGATAACGAGGCGGATGCGTTTCTTCTGCTCCTATACGGCAAAGAGCAGGTGGGTTCGTAAGCCGCCTGTCGAATCGCACCGACATCAAATAGTGGAGGAGAAATGAGATACGAGCTACGCTTCAGATTCCCCTTCGCGCAATCTGACAATCTGATCTACGGGCAACTTGTTCTCGTCAGGATTGACGACGACGGCACGGAAATCATTGTCGGATCATGGATAGCCACCTCCGGCCTGCGCGGACATCAGTCACTCGAAGGAGTTTGGACTCGCGGGAAGGGCGCGTTGCCGCCGTCTGTTCAAATCCGCGAGGATGTTTGGGCTGACACGATCCCGCAACAGAAACCGAACCTCGGCGGGCTTGCGTTCCAAATCCAACCGGTCACGATTCACGAGAAGGACGGAGACAGAATCCGCTCCGAGGCATTCATTCACGAGGATACAAACAGTCCGGGGAGCCTCATGTGTCCGGTATTGCCGAAGGAAGAATTTCTGAGATTCATCCCCGCTCTTTACGGCCCCTGGGTACGAGACAGGATCGGGAGCATCAAGCTGATCGTGGAGGCCGCATGAACAGCCGTCGCCCATCACTGCTTATTTCTTTGCGCAACGCCGTCGAGTATTGTCAGCAAGACGCGCTCGGTAGTTCTGGGCGTACCGTTCAATATGATCGTTTTTTCATCAGGAAGCTGTCCAGCATTGAGTTTGAGGCGGTGAGCGATTGGGGGATAACCTACTTCATGAATCAACACGGAGTTCTTGTTGGGCAGATCGGCAATGAGACAGAATCAGAGCATGAGTTTGGACAACTTACTCTTCAGATTTTGCGTATTATCCAAGCTGCGAGTTCCCCCATAGAGGCGCGCAACGCGGTGGTAACAGCCGTGCAGAAACCACGAAAACGCATCGCTCAAAAACTGTATGACATGGAGAAAAAGGGATTACTTGAAAAAGTTCCTTTTGAATCGGAAGTTGTGTCTGCGCCGGTTGTACATGGCTATAAGATTGCTTGGCGCGGGAAGGAGATACTGCGCATGAATGACGAGTTTGGCGAAAGAATCTCAAACAGTTGACCTACATGATATGATAACTAACGCCTCGTTTCGCTCCGAGCGATTCGGGATAGACGAAACACCAAAGGAGGAGTCATGCCAGTCGGGAACATCACGCAGCTGACCGAGAATAAAATCGCAGACCAAAACACGATCAGCGAACTCCGCGAGCGGTGCGACGCACTGGAGTGGTGGGTTTCATTTCCACGAGCGCGAGACTATCTGACTGGTTCCGCTTCGATGAAATTGAGACCCAGCGTTGATGAGATCGTTCAAGCCTACCGCAGGTACAAGGAGGAGTCATGCCAGAACAACTGAAACCGGCGAACGATCAGGTCATAGAGATTGCGAAAACGCAGTTGGAGGCGGTCGCCTGCTTCGGAACGAGTGGACTGCGAGACATTATCGAGCGGGCACAGCGCAACGCGATCAGGGCGTGCGCAGAGATTGCGGATTCGGAAAGATTATCCCACGAGATGTCACAAGATCATCCGCCGTGTCCGCACCTGAAACAGGCGGAGGCTTGTTGTGTGCGCGATCTCATCCTCGCCCTCCTCCTGACAGAAGAAGAGGACTTGCCGTTCTGATGAATGCCAAGCAGATCAAGGCGGGATTATATCAATTTGCAACCTACGATATACGCTCGCTGTTTGTAATGGACGAGTTCGGGCATTACTGTGGCTTGTCAGATATGGCAGTTGTTTTACCCTCGCATTTTTGGATTGACATTGAGATCAAGGTTAGCATCGCAGACCTTAAGACAGAGCACAAGAAAGTGCGTCACAACTTTTGGAACGACACCGAATGGCAGTCGCTTGGCAGAGTGCCAAACTATTTTGCCTTCTGCGTGCCGCTCGAATTACTCGACAGGGCTCGTCCGATCATTGAGGCGGGTTGGCCGTTTGCTGGTATATTTTCCGCAACGTGGGTCATTCCTCGACATAACGCCAATCATCCGTTTTGTCGAATCAAGAGGGAGAAAAAGATAAAGCGGATTCACGGTCAAAAGTTGTCGGATGAAATTATACTGAGACATGCGCACAATCTGAGCTATCGCTATGCAAAGATTTGGTGCGAGAGGGTGTATGACCATTCTGATGTAGAAAACGCCGAGGGGCTTGAGAAAGAGGCGAAGGATGATGAGTGAGTACCATTTCCCGCTCGGCACGCGGGATTCGGCCGAGGTAAGTGTCAATCTCTCCACCCTGCTTCGCACACGGATGTTGATTCAGGCCAACAGCGGCGGCGGCAAGTCGTGGGCAATTCGGCGCTTGCTGGAGCAGTCCCACGGCAAGATTCAACAGATCGTCTTGGATGTCGAGGGCGAGTTCAGCACGCTGCGCGAGCGGTTTGACTACATCTTGGTGGGGCCGGGCGGGGATATTGCCACTGATACGCGAACTGCTGCGGTACTGGCCGAGCGGCTGCTTGAATTGAGGGCGAGCGCTATTATTGACCTCTTCGAACTCCACAAGTCCGAACGGCCACGCTACGTCAAGCAGTTTCTGAACGCGATGATTGCGGTACGGAAGGAGCTTTGGACGCCATGTATGATCGTGCTCGATGAAGCCCATCACTTTTGTCTTGATTCCTCTACGGAACTACTGACTCAGCATGGGTGGAAGAGATGGGATGACATCCGAGTCGGTGACCCAGCAATTACGTATGATTTGCCTACTGGCGAGTATCGCTGTGAACCGGTACAAAGAGTTGTTGTTATGCACTATGATGGGGAGATGGTACACGCAATTAGTGATGGTATAGATTGCTTGGCTACGCCGGAACACCGTGCTGTCATACAGCGAACCCAACGGGCACGGGGGCGATACAAAATATATGATCCAGTCTTCTGTCGCGCCGATGCGGTTCCGCGACATGTTTATGTTCCAATAGGGGGAGCACCAGAAGGCGCGGGTGTTTCCGGACTCAACACTGAAACAGCAAGAATTCTGGGTTGGGTGATTACAGATGGAAGTTTTTCCGGGGGAAAGACCCGGCGTTATTTGTCTATATCACAAAGTCATTCTACTGTGAAGCAGAATACAAACGTAGCTGTCACGATGCAGAGTGTGCTGTCTGAATATGTTGGAGTAAAGGTATATCCAAGAAGGAAGCGGTCTCATTTTTGTAAAGGAAGAGCTATCGCGTCTGGTGTAAGCAGCGATTTCTATCTTGGTATTAAACTAAGTTCTGTGCTTTTGTCTTATCTTGAGCAGGGTGTTCATAGAATACCCCGCAGGATTCTTGAACAAGGGAATCGTGCACAGTTGGAGTCCTTATACAACGGGATGCTTGAGGGGGACGGGACGTGCGACCAAAAAGGAAGATGGTGCACGTTCTATGCTGGTTTGAGTGAATGTCTGGCAGACGATTTTCAGGAATTAACCGTTCGTTTGGGGATAAACTCAGTCAAAAAGCGTGTTCCGCAAAATGGGCAGTGGGTGGTGCTGATTTCGAGAAGGAAGCGTCATTACATACGGAGAACTGAGAAATGTTCACATTCGGGTATTGTCTGGGATATTACCGTTCCATCTGGAGCATTCATTGCTCGTCGAAACGGAAAAGTATTCGTGACAGGCAATTGCCCGGAACGCGGCGACTGCGAGGCGCAGGAAGCGGTTATTGATCTATGCACGCGCGGACGAAAGCGCCAGTTTATGGCAGTGCTCGCCACGCAGCGGCTCTCCGCTCTGGCGAAATCCGCCGCCGCTGAATGCAACAATGTCCTGATCGGCAGAACGACTCTGGATATTGATGTTCGGCGCGCTGCGGAAACGCTCCAGTTCACGGTGAAGGACGCGCAGAAGCTCCGGGCATTGAAGCCGGGACATTTCTACGCCTACGGCCCTGCGATCAGCGATAATGTGACCGAGATCAAGGTGGGCGACGTGCTGACTATTCACCCCGATTTCGGCCGCAATCGCGCGAACCTCGTTACCCCGCCCCCGCGCGACAAGATTATTGCCGTACTCTCGAAGCTTGAAGACTTGCCGAAGGTCGCCAAAGAGCGGGAGCAGACGATGGATACGCTGAGAGCAAGGGTCCGGGAATTGGAGCGCATTGCGAAAACGGCGACGTTGCCAATTGATGATAGGGAGACGACGGAATTGAAACGGCGCACCGAAACAGCCGAAGCCACAGTCAATGATCTACGCTCCCGGCTGGCGGAACTCCACCCTGCTCTGGCTGATCTTCGTTCCGCCATACATGGTGCTGACACAAACTTGACGCTCATCGAAACCAAGATCACCTCGCGCGTGGCGGCGTCCGTTGAAGACACCAGACCGCCATCGCCGACAAAACCGCCGATCCCGCGCAAGCCAGTGCGAGATAGCACGAGCGGAGACGTTTCTCCGCTTCGCTCCGGGGCGATGAAGATGCTGAAGGTGGCCGCTATGTTCTATCCCGATGCGGTCAGCAAGCAGCGCATGGCGACGCTGGCCGGTTTCACTATGAGCGGTGGAACTTTTCATACGTACCTGAGCGAGCTTCTGCGCAACCAATGGCTGGAAAAGAACGGATCGGGTTATCTCGCGACCGGCATCGGCATGGAAGCGGCTGGTGACGTTGATCCATTGCCGACCGATCCACGCGAATTGATCGAGATGTGGAAGAAGAACTTCCGTGCGGGAGTGGGGAGAATATTGGATGTGCTTGCCGGACATGGCGGACGCGCAACCAAAGAATGGTTGGCCGAAACCTCTGGTTTCGAGGCTACGGGCGGCACATTCAACACCTATCTGAGCGAACTCCGCCGCAATAATCTGGTGATCGTTGAGAATGGCGAAATACAACTGATCGAGGAACTCTGTGGCTGACAAGACTCATATCGAATGGACTGATTCTACTTGGAATCCGATTCTGGGTTGTTCGCCGGTGAGCGCCGGATGTGCCCACTGCTACGCGGCTCGACTTGCCGCGCGCTTTGGAGGCCCCGGCAACCCGCTGGACGGTCTGGCGGAGCACGCTCCCAACGGAGGCGCGCGCTGGATTCGGGAACCGGACGGCAAGCCGGTGATCCGATTCAATTACAGGACGCTCGCGCTGCCGCTTTTCTGGAAGAAGCCCCGCCGTGTGTTCGTGTGCTCGATGTCCGATCTGTTTCATGAGGAGGTGCCCGACGATTGGATAGACAAGGTTTTTGCGGTCATGGCTTTGTGTCCACGGCACACGTTTCAGGTCTTGACGAAGCGTCCGCGGCGGATGTTAGATTACTTTGGGATTGACCGTTCGGACGTTAATTTCAGGGCGGATCAGGTCGGAATCGAGATCGAAAATATCGGGTTTATATGTGATGATGATGCAGGAAATGCACATCACAGGTTTCCCCTGCCACTCCAGAATGTCTGGCTTGGCGTTTCCATCGAGGATCAGGAAACGGCCGACGAACGCCTTCCTTTGCTGCGCCAAACGCCAGCGGCATTGCGCTTTGCGAGTGCCGAGCCGCTGCTGGGGCCAATCAACGTAGAACCACATCTTACAAGATATTGCGAGACGGATGGTGTCCTGCTGTTTTCGTGGAGGTTGGGCCACGAGATTGGCATAGAGTGGCTCATTGTCGGCGGTGAATCTGGCCCGTGGGCGAGGCCGATGGAGCTTGGTTGGGCGGCCGACTTGATTAGGCAGTGCGGGGCTGCTCATGCACCGTGCTTTGTCAAGCAGTTGGGCGGGTTCCCGAACAAGCGGAACAAGATCGAGGACTGGCCGGAAGAACTACGGGTGCGGCAATATCCAAAGGTTTCCGGGTTGGGGGAAAACGGTTGATATTGGCTGCATGATTCCCTATATTCTCAGCATGGTATCCTTGACTACCAACAAATCCATTTGCCAGACAGCGGAGACCGGCAAGCGAGGAGTCAAGGACTCGCCCCGGTCTTCGCGCGTTCTGGAGGCATGACATGTCTCGTGGACGTATGATTTTACGGATAGTTGGGCGTGACGGGAAAATTGCGGCGGCGGTGGACGAGTTCGGGTTTGGGATAGCCGTCCTCCACCACCGCCTACTGGCATTTCAGGACTGCAACGGGAATGTTGCTGCTGATGTTTCAACCCTCATGGCGAACATTTTCCCGCGAGACTCCGTCATGACTCCGGATGAATGCCGGAGACTTGCCGACGGACTTGTCAAGTATGACCTTGTGATTCCATACGAAAGCGACGGGATGAATTTCTTCAACTTCCCTAACTTTCTTAAACATCAGGTGGGGATTAGGGTTGACCGCGAAAAGCCAGAGCATCCCCCTTATAAACCGGAAAAGAGCCGGAAAGAATCCGGCACGAATCCGGCACGAATCCGGCACGAATCCGGACATGTTCCCGCTGAAGAGAAGAGAAGAGAAGAGAATAATACTTTGAGAAATACTCAAAGTATGTGCCTCAGCGAATCTGACGATCTTGCTGATAAACACAAGTGGGATGAAATATACCTACAAGTACAGAATGATTTCAACAGATTGGCCGATCTATACCCTTCGATCCAGAAAATACGAGCTCTGAGCGATGAGCGAAAAAAATGGGTACGTGCGAAGTGGAGCAAACCGGGGTTTGATTGGCCGGGCATTGTTGAGGGGATTCATGCGTCGCCGTTTCTGCGCGGCGAGGTCGCATCGGTGGGCGGTCGCAAGCAGTTTGCGCTCTCGTTCGATTTCATTTTCAAGCGGGCTGACGCATGGTTGTTGATTTTGGAGGGCAAGTACAAAGATCGTTCAACCGGAGGCGATCCTTTCGATGTTAAGCTCTGATTCTATTTGTTTTATTGAGCAGGAAATCATCGGGAACGTGCTGCTTAACCCATCGCTTTTGGATCAGGTGGGCACCCTCGCGCCACTGTGTTTCGAAGACCTACGAAACCGGACGATTTGGGAAGAGATTCGAAGACTTCAAGACCGTGGAGAATCCGTCAGTCTCAGTTTGCTTCATTATCGTCTGTCGGAAGGTGGTGGTCTGGAGTTGGTCGGTGGCCTGTGCTACCTGCTGGAATGTACAGAAAAAGCAATTACTTCGGCCAACATCGAGGGGAATGCTCGGCTGCTTCGAAAGAGGGGTGATCTTCGCGCGCTTGTCAGGGTAATCGAGGAGACGCGGGAGGCTTGTTCGACTTGTGGTGCGGACAGTGAAGAAATTATTGGTAAACTTAAGGATACGATACTCGGCATTCAATCGAGCGGGAGCATCAAGTCATCTCGTTCATTGTTGGAAACATTGAAGATAGGATACGCGGATATTCAGGGGCGACAGTCGGGCGATAAACCCGGAGGCCATCAGACGGGATATGAACGGCTTGACCGGCTGGTATGCTTTCGTCCAGCGGAACTGGTGGTCTTGGCGGGCAGGCCATCAATGGGCAAGACGGCGCTCGCGACGAATATCGCCCTGAACATCGCTAAGGCTGGTGTTTCCATTGGCTTAATCTCGTTGGAGATGTTTGCGAGAGACATTGGATTGCGTATACTTTCGGCAGAGAGTCATATTCCGCTTTCGATTCTTCAGGGTCGGCAGCCAATGTCGGAAGGACGATGGCAAAAACTGTCAGAAGCGGTTGGAAAGATTGAAGGTGCGCCATTTTACATCGCCGATGAATGCCCGGCCCGCGTGGAGGCGGTAGTTGCGGAGATTCACCGACAGGTATCAGATCATGCCTGTCAGGTCGTGATAGTTGATTATCTTCAGCTTATCCAGCCAGAACGGATCGCGTCCAACCAGAATCAGTGGGTCGCTTTTGTTAGCCAGAGACTCAAGACAACGGCGAAGGAACTTGGCATCACGGTGATTTGTCTGTCCCAGCTTTCGCGGGGCGTGGAAGATCGGGGCGGTGATTTCCGGCCCCGCCTGTCGGATTTGCGGGATTCAGGCGCGATTGAGCAGGATGCGGACGTGGTCATGTTCGTCTATCGCCCCGAAGTCTACGAAGATCAACTCACCCGCAAGAAAATCAAATTTAACATTGGAGATCGGAAAGTCGAGAAAGACTTCAAAGGCCTCGCCGAGATCATCGTCGCCAAAAACCGAAACGGCGGAACAGGGTCGGTTTGGCTCCAGTGGACACCAGAAATGACCCAGTTCAATAACCTCGCCATCAATGTCTGACCAACGAACACCCAACAAAATCCAAAATATGCCCTCGCACTTTGACGGAGACACGACTTATACCGCCCGCTCGAATAAAGTGACACTGTGACAAAAAAAACCGCCCACAGGTGCCTTAAAACGCCAAATCGGAAAGATGATACAGTAACAATAAATATGATGAAATATCACCCAAGAAAGCCAAACCCCATAATTTACAAATACTTGAACCCCACTCTATGTATATAGTATTACTTACTCTGTATGTATGTAGAATAAGTATATACGTAGTGAGTAAGAGCGAGAGGCAGATGTCTTCTTGTCACTCCAACACCCGCCAGCTTGACACAGATTCCACCCCACCTTCACCAAATACCGCCAACTCCAAAACTAAACACCTCATGTGCTAAACCAAATAACACAATGCAGTTACGACGAAAATCAAAAGCCGTGGTTGTAGAACGCTTATTTGAAACACGACGTATTGGGTAAGGTTACAGTGGCTAATGTGCGGTTGTTCAGATGTTTGCGAGGCGAACCTTAAAGTATTACATGAAGCGTGATGTTGTGCGGGGTTGTTGAGCGCCCCCCCCCCGCTGCTTGGCTGGATAGGTCAATCAAAACGCCCGGTGTTGTCCGGGCGTTCTGGTTTGAGGGAAGAGATGGGGGTGCGTTGTTAGCTGGCGGCAGCCTCCTCTCCGACTGGTTGGTCGGCGACTGGGACGAGCTTCCATTCGCCGTCATCGTCCATCTCGCACACAAAGCCAGTGTCCTCGTCCTGATGGCCTTCATCACCAACGCAATAGACCGTCGCTTCGACACTGCTCACATCTCCGTATCCGTCGCTCACCACGTGCCCGTCGTCCTCAACCGGGCAGGACTCCCCCGTGGTTCGCTCGATGCTCACCCGTAGTTCAGCACCGCACGTTTTGCACTTGTACTCAGACATCGCTTTTCTCCCGTGCATTTTGTTCACACCGAATATTCCCTCTCTCCATTGTCACACTGTATCGTTTCGCCTGCGGTTGCGGTTGACGTTCGGACGGTGTGACCGTCCGCGCTTGGCATCTGCCGCAATAGATATGATTGTCGTGCGAATCAATCGCGACGACCTCCCCGGCTGCGATCAGCCGGTTGCAACCGTCGCAGCGTTCGCTCACAACCGCACCTTGATCGTCACTGGCCGATGGGCGAGATTTGTTACTCATAGATGCCGTCCTCATTGCGGGGGCGCGTGAGGCGGATTTGCTCGACCCACGAGCGCAGAGTCGCGTCCGTATCCATCGGGCCGACGAGAGACGGATCGCCCTCGCCCAGAGCTCCGAGCACCTGTGACATAGACGACGGGTGGATCACATGGATCGCCCATCCCATGCTATGCAGCCAGTCCATCTCGGCGGCCAGATCGTCGTGAGCGTGCAGAGGATTGATCCGCCGCACCCATCCGTGCTGGCCCGGCGATGTCAGTATCCGCACGATGTCGTTTTGGGGCCTCCGTGTCGGGTCGGGGAGGCCGTAGAACTCGCCATACTGATAGCCGCGCTGCCGGAGCTCGGCGCGGACGTGGTAGGAGTAGGTGACGATGATCTCTGCGAGCAGGGGCTTGGCCTCCTCGCGCTGAGTCGCACGGAGATAGACCTGCGGGCCGGCCGCATCCTGCTCGGAGTGCCGCTGGGCACGGTAGCACTCTGGGCACAGCCCCTCGCGAGCGTACCAGTCGAGCTTACGTTGTCGCTCTTTGCCGGGGCCATAGAGCCGCACTGTGCCAGCGTGACCGCACGAGTAGGTGATAGGGTACTGCATTATGCGCACTCCGGCGGCAGGTGATCTATCCGCAGAGCCACGACCCAGTCAGGGTCGGGCCCGAAAGTGTCGCATAGCGTCGGCTCGGGGCGTCGGCTCTCCTCGGCGGCGAGTGCCTCTGCCCACGCGACGATCCGCTCGTCGCGGTGCGACCCGCGCTCGTCCTCGCCGCACGCCACGAGATAGTCACGGCGTAGCGTCATGACATCGTGGGATGTGCGCGTGTGCTGGATGATCGCGCTGGGTACACACTCCATTGCTCCGCCGATGTCATCGTAGTCGGGGTGATCCTCGCGGGTCAGTTTGGCCGCGCCCGCACGGCGCAGTAGGGTGATGAGTGTATGAGGTAGCATTTTGCCTCCTTGTTTCCTCGCCTACAATATAACTACCGCTACGACTATTGTCAAGAGGCAACGGGTCTCCATCGTATGGATTTCTCAAGAAAATTACAACATCTGACCCATGCCTCTTCCAGTTCACCACAACCGACCCGCCACAGATGCCCCACAAGACACGATCTCATGACTGGCCATACCGTAGCACCACCCGCGAGGGGCGCGAGAGGCAGCCTATGTCGCGCGAGCACAACGCAAATGACCCAAAAGGGTCACGATCACTGTGGCAGCGCCTCAAGCACAGATGACCCAACACGCCCGCGACCTGAAAGCGGAAAACGATACTGACCCAACAGGACATGGACAACAACCAGCAGTGCTGACCCGCGAAGGGGTTATGCGTCAAATCGAGACGCGCAAGGGGTGGGTCAGCCGACGCCCCGTAGTTCTAAAATCTTTCTTTTTTATTTTTTTTCTTGACAACATCGGTTGCAGTCATTATATTAAGACAGCAACAGCGCACGGGAATGTTGATCTATAAACCACAGGAGAAACCATGCAACTTCCAAAGCAACTTAAAATCTGCGGATTAACCTACGAAGTAATGGAAGAAGAATTTGACGAAATGGCATCAGTATCGCACATAAATCAAAAGATTAGGATTCGTGGTGGGATAAAGCCGGACAATAAAGAGGAATCGCTTCTCCACGAAATACTTCATATTTGTTTTGATCGTTCTGGCCTTTGGTTAAGGATGAAAAACGACAAGATATTGATAACGGAAGAGGAAGTTATTGGTTCGATTAGTCCACTTCTTTACTCGGCGCTTGCAGAAAACAAGATTGATTTCACCGGAGAATAAGATTCTTTTCACTGGGGCAGACCCGTGCGATCAGAACGTTTTTCAATTGAAAGATGAGCAAATGAAATCATTTTCCAGTTGGGCTGGTGTAACACTTGAGGCGGAGAACGAACAAGAAGATGATCTTCTCAGGAAGTTGTTTGCTTCGATCATCCGGTGTATGGATTAAGCCCCTACATAAAGTTTATAGGGAGAGAACTCTATTTCGTAGATAATGTTGACGCGCTGTGCTATATTCACTTAAACGTCTTCCCAAAAAGAAATCGCGAAACACAGAAGGAGAAACCATGAAGTTTACATTTTCGGTTTTCATTCGTCCATACTTCCATCGCGAGAGTGGCTCTCGTGGGTTGCAACTTCATTCTTGCAGCGCTATGTTGAAGCAAATGATTGTACCCAGTCCAAAAGGATGTACAATTGACAGCGGTAAAATCCACGAGGTTCTGGTGACGGTAGAAGTCCCCGACGTGCTTTTTCCCGATTCTCCACAGGCACAGGTGCTCGAAGGAAGCGGGGAGCTTGTTCCGCCGACACCCGTCAACACGGAGGAAAATTCCTGATGGAAACTGATCTTGCAAGATGCGATGTACCAGCGTCTATGGTCACGCTTAGTGCACTTGTGGTGGACGGAGAGATGATGGAGTTTGTAGTCACAGAGAAGCAGTATGACTCTATAATGCAGGCTCAATGGCTAACGAATGATATTCCCGGAGAAGTGATGAGTAGAGACGATGCAGCGCTGATCCTCGCGCAAGTAACCGAAAAACTTCGGAAAAAATAAGGAAATGGCGAACCCATCTTACTACAGTCGTTGCTCGGCGTGTGATTCGATGAACACGAAATTCATCACGAGCTCGACACTGATACCGGATGTGCGCTCCGTCGTCCGTTTCTGTAGAGACTGCAAGGCTACGGAAGTTGTGGGTTACGAGAAAAAAAATGGCGAGCGCTGGGTTCTGTGCCCGGAAGAGCGGCCATTCTCAGTCAGCCGGGGAAAACCAAGATGACCTCTCGCGAACTTGATGTCTTGCGCCGACGAATACTGGACGTGTTGACGGTGAATCAGCCAATGACCGTTCGCGAGGTGACGACCGCGCTCGGAATGGAAATAACGTGGGGAAATTGCGTGAGCGTAGGTCATTCGCTTCGTCGGCTTTGGACAGCGGGAATGATACGGTGTTCTGGGATCGGCACGCACGCAACAACGCGCAAATATTGGATGACCGAGAAAGACAAGGCGCTTGCCGCCAAACGGTATGAACGTTTCCATGATCGCGCGGGAAGAAAGATGGTAGTTGAGGAGTAGGGCGGGGAACCGTCGTGCGAAGAAAATGAAACCCCACGCCTCATCTAAAAACTACCCGCACCAAGTAGAACGACCGACAAAGAACAAAGATTGCCGGTGGAAAGACACCCCCCATCCCCATACACTCAAACCGTGGGATCGGGCACTGCTGATGTTTTGCGCCGGGAGTCCGAACTTTTTCCCGCTCGGCATTATAATGTTCGGTGTAGAAGAATATCCAAAAGGAAAGATCGCATGAAATGCCCGAAGTGCGGAACTGAACTTGTAGTGTTCGAACTTCAGGTGGTAGAGCCTGAACCCAAGAAGCCTCGCCCGTGGCAGGTCGGGGATTGGGCAATAAGAAATGATTGTAGCGAGCGAGCAATGGAGTTTGGGACAGCACCGAGACAGGTTACAGCATTCGACCAGTATGGTTACTTGAGATTCGCGGGGATTCAGGGTTACTATATAAACCCCAATGAATATATTCGCGTTCTTAGCGAGCGCGGCACCCCAGACCCGGAGCAGCCGGAATCATGAGCGTCGAACAAATCAAGAGACTGTACTCACAGATTCCTCCGATGAAGTGTAAGGAGGGTTGCACGGGCTGCTGCGGCCCAGTTCCATTTTCGCAGTCGGAGTGGGATCGCATCGCCGATAAACGAACAGCTACCTCGCTCGATTGCCCCTATATCGAAAACGGCCGCTGCGCAATCTACGACAACCGGCCATTCATCTGTCGCCTGTTCGGAGCAACCGAGCACCCATCGCTGGCCTGTCCGCATGGCTGTAAACCGGACAACCCTCTTTCACGCGAACAGTGCGACCGACTGACCGCCGAGTACAAGCAAATTATGCTCGCAGAAGACTACGCCAGCCAGCACAAGGAAGAAGAAAATGTCTAAGCGCGTTCCGCCCAAAGTGAAATCAATGTTCTACTTGCCGTTCGAACTGAAGAACTGGGTTCGGAGAATGGCGTTCGAACGCGGAATTTCGCAGTCAGAGATCGTTGGATTTGCACTCGCAGAATATCGGGTAAAATTGGAAAAAGCAAGCCAAAAGAAAGAACATCCATCGTGACCATTTCCGATTCCGAAGCTCTCCTTCATGAACTCGTCGAGACCGCTACTATCGGGCTTCTCCATCGAATCAAGGAAGGAAAGTATTACTGTCGCAAGCTCTTTCCCGATTGGCTAAGTAGAATCATTGATTTTGCACCGATGCTTCAGAAGGAGTTCAACATGAACAAGCTGATGGTTCTGATCGTCGTATCGCTCGCATTCTTCTGTGTCAACAACACGATGGCCGCAGATGTGGTTCTGGTGGATATGAAGATGGGATTCCACGACCGCGTTCACGGGTATTCGTGGGTCGAAGACTGCGAGGACTGCTGGGCAAGCTGGCTGGGCGCGCGGGACAGCGCGGGATGGTTGGTGTATGACACTCTGGTCAGGGTGATCGCGACCTACGAATTGGAAAATCACGCCACTTCGCACGTTCATGAGATCGAATGGTTCGAGTGCGCCCATCAGCTACGAATGCAGTCTCACGTGAGCCAACTCGCGGAAGTGTGGGTGAGTTATGGGGCGAAACTTGACCAGTCAAGCGGGATGATCGGCAACGAAGAAGCCAAGCGATGGTGGACGCATGACTACTACGATGACTACTGGCCATTCGTAACCACTCACTTTTATATCCAGAAAAACACTCCGGATTGGCAGTCATGGAATCGCTCGTATTTCAGCAGCGCGAGCTTCCGAGGGTTTCTCGAAGAAATTCCCGATTCCACTCTGTTCATCGGGCATAATCCAAGTCACTTCCAGTATTGGACGGTTCATTACTGGGCGACGCCGAGGAACCAAGATACCCTGTGGGTGAATCGGGATTTCTATCCCGAATGCTCGCGCGTTCACTGGACGCCAGCGGATTCAAACCACGTTGACTACCCAACCCTTCCATCTGATCCCACTATCTACAGTATTCCCCAAGACCCGCTTCGCCCCGGAGTCTATCTCATTGATCCGGAAGCCCTCGGCCTGCCCTCCGGCCAGTACGATCTTCTGGCGCGCGTATCGGCAACGATGGGACGGCCGTCCCAATCTTTCGAAGTAGAAGCGGACGTAAGCCTCGATCCCGCCCAACGCAACCTCTACGAATTACTCTCCGATGAACAGCTTTCCCCAAATCCCCAAATTCTGGAATTCCGGTCGGACGGACAGTCCATAGCCCGCGCTCCACTCGGCGATCTGGACGTGCTTTGGCCGGATGCCCTGAATCAAGTTCCACCCATCCCACAGGAGTAGTGCCATGAAAACATGGATTCTTGTTTTTCTCATCACGATTCTCCTTGCCGCGAACTGTCTCGCGTGGACGCCAGTGAATGTGAATGACCGAGGAATGCTCAATCACGACGGCCTGCGACACTGGGTGAATCGAGGAAACGGCCTTTCAGACTATACCTTCTCCAGTCGCACAACGCTCTTCGGCCGGGAATCGAAGTTCTTCTACCATTTCCTCCGTCCCGAAGCGGACATAGAAACCATCATGATCGGTGACCTTCGGTTCAACGAGTTCCTGCCCCCGTGCGCCGACGAAGACACGCTGAGCGGAAGGTTCGAGATGGCGCACTCATACGGGATTGGCCATGTGGACAGCATCCTTGATTGGGATTCCAATCCGGAGTGGATGTCCCCGATCATTCATTTTCCGATGACGGGCTACACGAACCGATTCTTCTTTTCCTCGCTTTCGCGGACGCAGGGCAACGACTGGGATGACATGGTGACGCAGATCAACCGGCTTCCGCCCGGAACGCCGCTCGTCCTCCGATTTGTTCCCAGCGGACAGAGCGGATTCCTCATCAATGCCGAAGATCAGCCGTTCCGCATGGCCTACACGACCGACCTTGCGCAGGAAACATCTTTTCTGGACATCGGAGACCCGCGCATTCAGTACCTTGCGCCCGAAGTGGTCGCGAACTTTCACGGCCCGGTGATTCGCGGACTGGCGACCCGCGATCCGTGGACGGGTGGGCGCGCCATTTTCCGCTTCTTTGCGGGCAATACCGAGGTTGCCAGCAAAGAGATCGCGCTGGCATGGCCGGAACATCAAACCCGGACGAACATCTGCATCGGGCTGATACCGGACTTCCTGATGGAGTACCCCAATCTCACTATTTCCGCCAACGGACAGGAGGGCGCAACATGCCGCGTAGATTCGCTCACTATCTACTGCCAGCCATAGCGCTGGCCGCGCTTCTGCTGACGAACCCCGGAGTGGCCGCGCTCGACACGCTGGCCGGTCAACATCTATACACCATCGAGTGGGAGTGGCTTCATCAGGAATTCACGTTCTTGGACAGCGTGGCCTCGGATACGCTTCTCATGGCCCGGTCAGGCGACACATGGACGATCCGCACAGCCTTCTATCGCCTTGACTTTCCGACTCCCATCTCGGATTGTGCTGGCTTGGGAATTCAAGCGTGGACGGCTCGCCTCAGCCCGGCCGAAACTACTGGCGTGTGTATGCACATTTTCCCGCAAGATGCCAACGATGAATTCTCGTACCCTACTTCGGAGAATGATGTGTGGGGAGGAGGAATGGGCACGGCTTCAACCTATCATGCCTGTCCGCTGGGCGAGTTGTCTCCCCACCGCTCATGGCCCAACAGTGATGCCTATGTTGCATGGCTGCTAAACCACGAATGGCCCAATACCACGCATCTCATCATCGGCGTGTATACATGGGCAGGAGGACACGTTCATCTGCTTGACAGGGTCGAATTGCTGTGGGATAACGGGTTGGATGCGGAAACGTCTCCTCCCGCACAGCCCGTCCCCGCAGCGATTGAATTCCTTCCGTGCTACCCGAATCCGTTCAATGCCACGATCTCGGTGCCACTTGTGGTCGCGTCAGGCAATCCGGTGACTGTAGATGTGTACAACCTACTCGGACAGAAGGTCGCCGCGCTTTTGAACGAACGCCTACCCACCGGTCTGCATGAAGTCCGATGGTCTCCCATCGGCGGAAGCGGAACCTACATCGTGGTCGTGCAATCCGGCGAACATCGCATCGCCAGCCGCATTCAATATATCCGCTGACTGAACTCCCACCTTCCCAGATGAAAGAATCCCCGCCCAGCGGGGATTTTCTTTAAGGATTCTGGGTCATCACTATTGACAAGTCGTTTTATTTTATTATGTTTATGCGAGTGACTTCTATGCTCTTTTATCAACTACTTGTTTTATAGTATCATGCCGCGTCCAAAGAAAACAACGACAATCAAACAGAATGTCAAAGCGGGACAACCTGAGCAATCCTTCAAACCGCTTGGTCTGAACGAGGGATTGCTGACCGAGGCTCCCGACGATAGTAGTGCCAGCTTTCAGTCGGCGCTCCACGCCACAGTCCAATCCCTGCTTTCGGGCACCGCTTCTGGTGTTGAGGTGTGCGAAAGCGTGGGCGTCACACGGGGACGCATCGCAGCCGAGCTTGCCACTATCGCCTTCGCACCGGGAAATCTTGCCCTGACAATCAGCGAGGTTCTTACGGACGCGGCTATCCGAAATCAATTTCTGCGCGGTGAGCAGTCTCCAGCCGAAAAACTCCTCATTATCCAACAGGAATACAAGAGGTTAGCTGGGGCGTTTCATGGGTCACGACTTGAGATCACTGCAACCAATAAGTTGCAGGCCATTGCCCAATTGCGTGATGTCATGAGCATGAGGGCAGTAAGACCAGCCTATTCGCCGTCGCGCACGGTAAAGACGTTCCCGGCCAGCGGCCAGCAACCCAATCGTTCAAATTCACCGTGGGTGACAAGCGTCCCGGAAAGTAAGGTTGCGAACGGATGATACTCGCGCCCGACCAAGACACCTATCTGGGCTACCGCGACGCGAAAGGAAATCCAACAGCGCCAAATCCCGATCAGGTTACTGCCGAGGCCGCATTCTTTGCAGAGAACACGGACGCTCTTATCATGGAGGGCGGGCAAAATAGCGGGAAGACACTCTGCCAAGCGAAAATACTCGTAGAGGCCATGATGCGATGGCCGGGTATCTCGATAGGGATTGGACACGTTGACTATAATGCCCTCGAAGAATCCCTGGTCGAAAAACTCCGCCGCCTATTGGATCGAACCGTTCTGCTTGCAGACGGGACTCGATGGAAAATCATGGACTATTCTCGATCAAACCATGAAATGTACATCCGAATCCCAGACGAACAATTTCTGCATCCGAATTTGGGCTATACCGCCCACATCAAGTGCATACCGCTCGATCCGAAGAAGAAGCTTGAAGAGAAGTTGAATGTCAAGGGTTCGGAATATGGCGTGTTCGGATGGGATCAGTGCGAGTTCATGAAATTCGACGGACTGAGCGTCTTCAAGGCAATCACCGCACGAACTCGATCTTTTCCCTGTAAAGTAGTGATGACCGCCAATCCTGAAGTAGACACGTGGTACGAAGAACTCTTTACGGCCGTTCGGTCAAAAGAATCGCGCGCGCGCATGAAGATTGTTCGGATGAATCCCGATGGCAATCCGCATCGCGGCGAAGACTACCTGCGGCGCATGAAAAGCGTCTGGAACAAACGAGATCGCGAGCGATACCTTGAAGGCAAGCCGACCAATCTGAATGTCAGAATCCTGAACTACGATTTCGAAAAGGATGGATTCGATGAATGGGATCGGCTGCCTGACGATTGCGAAGTCTGGGGGATCATGGATTTCGGGCAGGTTGATCCTACCGTCTATCAATTATGGGCAACCCGACCCAACAATCATGTCTATCTTTTCGCGTCACTGAAAATTCCGGGTCAAGAGTGCGAGGTCGGCAGAGTCGCGGAATCCGTTCGCGAATTGACGGAACATTGGCTTACGCGCAACCGACTACCCCATGATCGCCCCATTCGATTTCGAGGAATCTTCTGTGATCCGGCAATGGCCTGTCGGCGGGACGTGAGTTCGCGCAAGAATACGATCCAACTTTTCCGCGATGCCGGCCTCACAATCAAACCCTCTCCGATTATCGGCAAGGGCGCGGGTGGCCAAATCAAAACCGAGATCGAACTTCTGAAGCAGCTGCTCATGGAGGGAAAGCTGCATATCTGCCGAAATCAGAAGGAGTGGGAATATGAGGAACGAAACTGGTGCTGGTCGTCGAAAAAAGATGAGCCGGTAATCTGGCGGAAGCGCAGCGCGAGAAATTCGACTGTCATTCATCACTTTGACCACATGGCCTGCACCCGCTATTTCGTCGCGAGCTACAAGCGGAACATCGGATACTCAGAATTCAATTATGCCGACTCTATCGGCAAGGCGAAAGCTGAAAAACCAGATGACTATAGTCGCCCAGCGGGTCGCGCGAATAGTGGCCGTTTGCGGAATACAGATAATGACGTAGGCTACTTCACCAAAATCCTGTATGGGGATTAGTCCGATGCCGTACAAGAGCGAAGCTCAGCGCAAAAAACTCCACGCAATGGCCGAGCGCGGGGAGATTGACGAGAAAATCGTCAGAGAATTTGACGCGGAGAGCGAGGGAATGACACTGCCCGAAAAAGTGAAACGGCGCACCCCGCGATCCAAAGCTCGCAAGCAACCGAGGAAAATATAGCTTGGGACAATTCGACTTCACGCCGTCTGATCCTGAAAATTGCGCAGCCGCGTTCAAGGCCGCCATAGACTATCGTTCGGCCATCAACTGGGATACGGATGCCGAAGAGTGCATTCGCCGCCACGAAGCCTACACTGCTGCCGATGTGATTGGCGAAGAGCAAGCTACGATCAAGCGAACCATATCCTTGCCGATCATTCATGGAAACAACAATCGCAAGATCGCGTCCATTGGTTCCGTTAACGTCAAACCGATCATCTATTCGGAAATCTATGGAGGAGACGCTTTCAGCCAGATTCGCTCGGCCGTGTTGCGCTGGGGAGTCAGGGTCAGCCAGTTGGCCGCCGCCATTGAAGCATCGAATGCCTATCTGGTGATGCTTGGGCAGGCACCGTTGCAACTTCTGTGGGATGCCGATGCGTTGGACGGACAGGGCGCTCCGGTTTTCGAGGTCAAAGACCCGCGCAATGTCTTTCTCGACGGACGACGCAGACAATGGGACATTAACCGGGAATGCCGTTGGATATTCGAGAAGCAAAAATTCAGCCGCGCCGAGTGCGAGGACTACTGGCCTGATTATTTCAAAGATCATCCGGGCGGCTTGCTGAACAAGGAAACCGTCATTCATTCTACCCCCGATGCCTATGTGAAAGAGACGGCTTCTACCGAGGGTGATGACATTGATGTTATTTTCGTGGAATATGCAGCTACCGAAAAAAACAAGAATGGTGAATTTGGTCGCAAGATCGTTAAGTGCGGCATCTTTGATTTTTCAGGAAAAGCGTGGGTTCAAGAGCCAAGAGACAACGGACTTTGCATGTTCTCCTATATTATCAACGGGCTGCAGCCGGGACTTGGCCGCGCCTATCCGGTTGCACCAAATCTTGCCGAACATGAACTGGCAAGACTCGTAAATCTTGCCTATACCCTGTTTATCCATTCCTCGTTCAAGAATGCCGATGGCCCGGTTTTCTACGATGCAGAAGACAGATTTCTTGAAAAAGCATTGAACGGAAGGGATCATTTCGAGATTGGCGAGTGGGTTCCCGTTGAAAAGGGAAATATACCCCAGCAAATAAAACAGGAGGGACAACAAGACTTCTTGCAGGCCGCCCAAGTACTGCATGCGATTGCCAATGAATCCTCGGACATTGCGGCCGTACAGCGCGGCAATGCTCCGCGCGGAGTAAGTTCCGGTCGAGCCTTGAATATCCTGACCGCCAGCGCCGATCTTGGCATGGAACAATACAGAGCCGCCGTCAAGCGCGCCTTCATTCAAGGCTGTACGGCGATGGATCGGATGCTGCGCGTGAAGATGCCCGATTACCGAGAACTCATTGTTCGTGACGGACAACAAATTCATCGCGTGCCGGTTAATGCCGTGCAGGGAGAGCCGGAATACGAAGAATTGTCCAATGCGGCCGATGAAAGCGCTGCCCCCGTATATGAAACAGCGCGCATGTACGACAAACACGATATATATGTCGGATCGGCAAGGATTGCAATTGCCGAAAGAAAAATGCGATCCGGGGAGATTAAGAACTTCAAAAAAGTATTGAATGATATTACGGTTGGCGGATTGGAGGTGGATGTTGAACTCGAACCAATCACATCACGCGCCGAGCGCGCCCAGACCGCCATTCTCCTGATGCAGATGGACAAACTCGATCTTTTGACAGGATTGTCGGAACTGGGATTCGAGAACCCTTCATTGATCGTAGAACGCCTTAAGGCAGAAAACGAAGCCCTCCAGATCGGCCAGACCGTAATGCAAGACCCGGTGTTGATGCAGGCGATGGATGTGCTGTCCAGCGATCCGCTCTGGCGCGAATTCATATCCAATCCCGAAGCTCGCGGTCAACTCAAGATGGAGCTTGCCGCGCGCGCACTCAAACGACAACCAACCCCGCAAGCGGGGGCAACTCAATAATTCGCCTTACGAGACGAAAGGAAAACTATGGAATCCATTCAACCATTCCGCCGTCCTTTCATCCTCTATGACAGGATTAATTTGGACGAAGCGGTCGAAAAAGCGGGCGACGATGACGGCTCAGAAGAACTTTCGCCCGAACTTCAGGCCATACTTGGCGTAGAAAAGAAAGAAGGATCGGAGAGAAAACCCGACAAGTCGGCGCCCAAAAAATACCGATCCAAAGACGGCCGTGACTTCGATAAGCTCGAAGATTACGAGAACTACGTCCGCGATCAGGACGAAAAAGCACAGAGCGCCTTTCGCAGCGCCGCCATGCTGCGGCAAGCGAATTTGCGCGACGGCGGCACGTCCGCCAAAACCAAGACCGCGAAAGACGGCAAGCTCGAAAAGATTGATCTCACGACGATTGATCCTGACGATACACCCGCCCTTCGCAACGCGCTCCTTCAAAATGAGCGCGTGCATGAGCAGGAACTGGAAGACCTGCGCCACCAGTTTGAAACCGCCGAAGATGCGGCAACGGAAAAAGAGACTCGCAAGGAAATGCGAACCCTTGCCGTGCAGGAAGCCAAAAAGCTGGGACTCAAACTTCCAGAATCGGACATTGAGGAGTTTCTTGACAAGGCAGAAAAATCGGCCGGAATTGCCGATTCCGTCAAAGCCCTGGTGGAACTCCTCCAAAAGGCAGAACAGAGCGCGAACAAGCAGACAAACGAGAATGCGGACGACGGCGACGAGGAAAAGAAAAAGCCCAAAGAAAAGGGGCCAATTCGCGTTCCGGGTGGTGGATCGGGCGGTGGCGGCCAATCCAAAGAGGAAATCATGCGCCGAGCCACCGATAAGATCAATAAAATGATGGATGACGGAAGCTGGTACATGGCGGATCTCAAAACCCAGCAGGAACTCACCCATCTCGCCACCCACGGCGAAAGGATGAAGTCCAAAATTCTCGGATAGTCTCTCCTTCGCGCGCAAGGAGATATAACATGAGTCTCACGACCGTACTCACTGACCTGAATATTCCTGTACTGGAAAAACGGGTCATCTTGATGCGCGAGAACCGATCATTCCTTGATCGGGCGGGCATCGTCGGGCAAGGTCAGAACTTCCCGGTGATGCTCAAAGATTTTCCCAATGCCCAAAAGGGCGATACGGCGCGCTTCACCCTGCGCGCGCCGCTCAAGGCAGCCTCGGTCGCATCCGGTTCGGGCGGGGGCATTGCTCCCTTCACAACGGATGCAACCTATAAGTTGACCGGCCAAGAAGAAGCGCTGATCTACTCGGTCGCAAATGCCACGATGGATGTGCGGCGGCATGCGGTCAAGCTCGATGGCGAAAAGACCGATCAGCAGATGGCCGTCGAAATCATGCAGGATGCGCTACCGGCCCTGAAAAAGCGCGTATCCGACGCCAAAGACTACGGCTTTTTCTCAGCCATGAGGATGGCTACGGAATATGACGTGACCACCGGCGGTGTCACTCGCGCCCCCAACGCCGTATCGGTTCTCCAAGGAGAAGCTGAGACATGGGCGGGCGTGGCTACCACACAGAAGATGACGGTGGAGCGCATCAAGCGCATTCCGTACAAGGCCGATCTGCGCTCGATTGATGAAGTGGAACTTCCCGGACTTGGCATGGTGCGAGGCATTCTTGTCATGACGCCGGGGCAGTTCAACGATCTCATCGAAGATGAGGACTATGACACTGCCGTCCAGCAGGCACAGCCGAGGGGGGACAAGAATCCCTTCTTCAACGGCTCGATGGTCAACATCAACGGTGTCTACCTCTTCGTCAATCGTTGTACGGCCGGGGTGGCCGGCGCGACCGGCGTGAGCTTCCTGCGCCAAGAAGCCCTGAACGAAACGTTGGACAAAGCCGAAGCCATTTTCTTGGGGCCTGCTGCCTGTGGATTTGCCCGCAAGTACGACTTCAAGATTGCGCAAGCCGATGTCACGGATTATGGCGATCAGCCGGGATTGGCCGGGAAATTCTTCGGCGGTTTCGTGAAGACCACGATCAACGACGGAGATTATTCCACCGCATATTCGCGCGACTTCTCGACGATCTATGTTCCGACCACGCAACCGAAAGTGACGGTGTAGCATGAAGAAATTCTCATTCATTCTCATGCTGTTCGTCACGTTGCTGATGGTGGCGAACGCGGGCGCTCAAATGCGCACGTTGGTTGAACGATTCGTCGTCTTCGACAGCGCGAACGGCAATGTGCAGTTCACGCCCGCCATAGACATCTCCGACTGCTGGGTTCCCCTGAACAATGTCGGAACCGCTATCGGCGCGGGAACGGACTCCCTGTGGGTTTTCGCATGGAATTCCACGATCTTCAACACGGCGGACTCCGGTGCCGTAGCTGTGGACATGGGACTTTCCAACGAATTTGCCAAGCCCAGCAAGGGGTTTGCCGGTACAAGCATGGACTCGCTGCTCTTCGAGACGGACACTTGCTGCACGAAAGGCGGCTACAGCACAGATCGCTTCAATAGTTGGTTTCGGGTAGGAACCCCCGTACTCTGCGCGGCCAACGCCGACACAATTGTCATTCACGCATCGGCAACGGGAAATCGAACGGAAGTTTCGTTGGGCGGTCGAATTGTGACCAGTATGCCCAAGAAATATGCGTACTTCCGGTACACCGCCGCCGCAGGAAACAGTGGCTATAACAAGGCCAAACACACGGTGTTGGTTCACGATACGAGTCCCTGAAAGTAGCCAGAGATTTGGGGGGGGGGATAAAATTCCCCCTCCCCTGCTGCTCTAAAACCACAAACAAGGATGAATCATGCAGGACACCTACAACTGGGTCGAACTGCTCGGCGAATTGCCCCCCTGCGGTTATCTTCGTTACGGCAAGCAACATCTTCGTTTTGCGCCGAATCCGGCACACGGGCATCGCCGGGTCGAGATGCTCAATCCGGGATACAATGCGAAGAAATGCGTCCGCTATTTTTTCGGGCTGCTCAAGGAATACAACCCGCATGATCCGAAGATCATTGAAGAGAATCTGCGGGTTTCGCTTTTTCGTGATCGCGCGAAATGGCAGAAGTTCCTTGCCATCGAAAACCCGCTGTCAATGATCTGGAACGGCAGCGAGTGGGTCGAGAAGCCGGAAAGGGTCGCAGCCGAACCCATACCAGAACCAGAACCCGTTGCGCCTGCCGCCAAAGAGGAGCCGTTGCCGGAGGCTCTGGATGAAAAACCTCACCACAGAGGTGGCATTAACATTTCATTGGACGAGGAAGACGAACGTGCCGACTCTTGATGCGTTGAAAGCTGATATTCTTCGGCATCTGAATGATCGGGACGGCAGGATGTTCACGGACGAACCGGAAATCATCTCTGCCCTTGAGGGTGCCTTGCGAGAAATTGCTTTGATCCGAGACCCAAAGAATCATCAGGAAGTATTTCCTCGCGAGTTCATGGCCTTCATGTCCAAAGAAACTCCAGAGCTTCCGATTGTAGAAAGCTACATCACAATGCCTGAAAGTTCTTTGCGCATATTGGGCGGCAAGATCGGATCAAGCGAGATTGCTACGGTCAAGGGCATTGATTACGAGTGGAAAAAGAATGATACGATGTCTGAAGCTAACGTCGGCGCTCCGTGGCTTGTCGCCCGCAACGGGAAATTCCAAGTGTGGCCGGTGGGACAATGGAAGCCTGAAATCAAGGCGGTCATTCGCTATGTCTCCGAACCCCCACCCTACCTCGACGCACATCCGGCTATCGTGATGGCCATGACACTGACGGCTGCGCGAAACATGGCCTTTGATCGGGAATTCGCCGTGTTGGGCAACCTGTTAGCGTCACGGGCGCAACAGGCTTTGACAATGGCAATCGGTATTCCGTTCGCGACGCAAGAAAAGAAGTCTTGATGCTCAATCTCGAAGATATGATCTCACAGGTGCGCGCGTATAGGACTTCACTCTTGGAAGTCGAGGTCTTTGCGCTCATTCAACGCGGTGAAATCGAGGTACAGAGTGCCCTGCGTGGACTGTCGCGCGAAAGACTTGCTCATCTCTATCAGTCCGAGATCACGAAAACGATCACTTCCGCTTCGCCCTTCATCGTTCTGCCGGGAGAAGCTGGACAGGTATTGCGCGCGGAGTTGGACAATAAACCGATTCCCGTCCTATCGGCATCCCATGCGGCGGCTGCCACGCGCAACCACTTGTACTCCAAATGCGCCGTAAGGCGCGGTAGCGAACTTCAGTTTTACGGACTTCCAGAACCACAAATCACCAACGCTGCGGGTTCGGTTGGATTCACGGCTCGCGTAGTCTATGAAACGTGCTTTGAGCGGGCAGTGTTCTTGGACGGATTCTATGGCAGGATGTCAGACTATCCCTACACAGACAGCGGCGTATCGCTTCCCGTCGTCGGTGTGCTTTTCCCGGAAGGGCATCTATTTTCCCACGACAGTATCAAGGGGGCAACCCTCCGCCTTTATGACAACGACCATGTCGCGCGTGACTATACGGTATTCAAGACGTTTATGGGAAACCCGGAAGAACCTCCCAGGGAATCCGGGGAACCTGTGAAACAGCAAAGGATTGTTCTGAACAATGACGTGACGACGATCAGCGTTAATTTTCCAAACTTCAGCAAATTTGGAGAGAACGGCTTTCCACTTCGCGTCACGAAAGTTGCGTACCCTCCAACAATTAGGGAGGCGGTTGTGCTCTGGGCGAAATATGAAATCACCGAGGAGCCGCGCTTCCGTCAGGACTATTTTAACTATCTTGCCCAACTGGGAGTGGCCGCGTGACGATAGATCAAGCCATAGCGACCGCCCGCGCGGAGCTTGGATTACCGCCCCAGATGGAAGCGGTCGAGGAGCAGTTGTCTCGCGTGGCCGCCGCCCGCGTCATGGCCGATTTTCACCGCGAGTTCGAGCCAACTTCCCAACGATATGAGATTGAATTCGAGAACCGCGAGGCTCATGTGCCAAAAGGGGTCGAGATCGCGGCGCTCTATCATGCCGGACATGACATCAGTTCGCATCGCGTTCGGCCGGAAGATGTCCCCAATTTATAGGTGATCTTGTGACCACGAGAAAACAATCATTGGAAAACGCGCTTCCACTGAACTTCGATCAGGACATGCAGTACCGATCCGTTCAGCAGTGTATGCCGGGCGCAGCCGCCTTTCTGGATTCCGGGCAATCGGTGGACTTGCCGATGAACAACGTGGATGCCTGCGGGCAGATGCTCATGGAGACCGGCCAGATGATCCACATATTGAAGGCCGAACTTCTGAAGCAACGAGCGGGACAGGTCGCCATTGGCTACGACCAGCGTCGCGCCATTGATGATACCATGATCGCGGCAGACACCTTCCTGCTCGAATTCGCCAACATTGATCCGGCGCTGACTCGCTACCCGAAGGACATCAACGATTTCGAGTTCTATCGCGCCGGAATCCCCCAAGTTCCCAACGTGGACTATGTGTTGGTGAACGGTGTCGGTATTCTGTTTACGGTTGCTTGGGCGGCCGCCGAAACGGGACAATTATTGATTCGCAGCGCAAGCCAACGTGCCGCCATTCAGTTGCGGTGGTATAAGGGAAGCTCTTTTGAGGGTGCTGGTAATGTGACCGCAGATTTCGCGGCCATTGGCGCGGACATTCTCGGAAATGTCATCAATCCCATGCCAACTACCGCTGCGCAGATTTTCATTAGCGCCCCGCAGCTTCTCACGCCGGAGGAAGATTATACGGTCGCGTTCGCGGGCGGAGTGGCAACAGTCACCTTTAGTGCCAGCATTGCGGATGACCAGACGGTTTGCTTCCGTATCGAAGCGGGAGCAGTCTAACATGATCTGGCCGTTCAAGAAGCGCGACAAGAAAATTCGGATCAATGTACAAGCCGTGTCGCTTGTTGAATCCTTTGACGATCAAAGGATGCGTGTCGTTGTCTGTGGAGTTTACAAACAAGACAAACAGCCATTGCGCTTAGACTTGCCTCGTGACCCAGACGAAGATATTTCCGTGGGATCGCCCAAACATATCATACTCAACGCCGATTGGTGAACGATGAAAAAGCTGATTTTCTTTGCGATTTTCGCACTTGTGGCATTGATCCTGACGTGGCCGATGGATTCCAGTGCTCGCGAAACGAAGTGGTCAAGGGGAACCCAGATGCACGCCGTTCAAGTGCTTCGGGATTCCACGATTGACACACTGCTCATCAATCCCGACGACTGGGCGTTTATCGCAAAGCTGAACGCAGACGGGATGCTGCGCGCCGGAAGCGTTGACAGCAACTCTTTCGACCCGGACTGGCTCGAATATTTGCGCAATGGATTCGTGCAAAGCGCCGAAAGCACGGTCGTCGGTAGTGAATCGAGCCAGTATTCCGACTCGGCGGGCTTAGTTTCTCAGCTTCCCTATCATTTCAAGATGTTCGGGCAAAATGATGTCATTTCTCCGCTGATTCCGAGCCAGAGATGGGCTTTGGTATTGGATACCCTTGCGGGAAGTGGAAATGGCCGCATCCTCTTGTATGATTTGACGGGTGATTGCAGCTATTTCATTGATTCAATCGCCATCGCCAACATGATTGACGATGCCACGATTGCGGTTTCTGATAGCTCAAGGGTCACCGGTCAGCTTCCCTATGGATTCAGTATCCTTTTCAGTTCCTCTTTTTCTGTTGGCGCTCTGACCATTGACACGACATACGGCTACATAAGGGTTCAGGATTTTGGGGGAACATCAGCGGTCTATCCTGAATCATCGTGGGTAGGGATTCGTGTTGATTCGGCCGTAGATGCGGCGATTGCGGCTTTTGGAGGCGAATTTGTCCGCATGGGGACAGGTGGATCGCCACAATATTTTCATATCTACAATGGCGAGCCAAGCGGAGAACTTGGTGATGCTCTAATTGATACGTCTGCGGATGAGATCAAGGTTCTCAAGGGTTCTGGATGGACGCTCGTTGGTGGTAGTGGGGGGGGCGGAGATAGCGCGAACTATGTTTGGCTTGACACATATCCCGGCGGCGCCGACAGGTACGATGCAGACTCGCTGTTGTTCAGGACGATTGCCTGCACCACATTTGCCCTAACGATTGGCGACACGCTTCACATGCAGGATGCTACAACGTACATCGGGACACCAACTACGCACGTCAAGCGGGTTTACGTGGATGGAGTTTTTTCTAATAAGACCTATGCAGACACGATCGCGAACTATAACTCTGTTGACAGCATCGTTGTTACCGCAGGGTTGGTGGCGGATGCAGCGTATCAGGATTTTATTGGGAGCACATCCGACACAACTCGCCGCTTTGATTTCTACGGCGAGAGCATGACGGTCAACAATTCCGGAAAAATCTATCACCGCAACGCGGCGGCCTCGGCGGATTCCATCAATGTAATTGTGCCTGTGCGCACCACAGATGCCTCGCGGCTTGGGGCATTTACAAGTTCCTACGACTCCATCTACGCCAACGTTCTTTTTGGCGCGAGTAGCATCTACCAGTATGCCATATACCCACAGGGGTCAAGCTACAAATACGGGACACACCGCTGGAATGGTAGTTCATTGTACCTTGATGGGACGGCGAAGTTGAACATAGATGATGATGCCGAGATTCATTACTCGACATTTAGCATAACGAGCGATGGCTTGATTGGCATGCCGACAGACACGATGTTCTACGCCAATTCTGCGCTTGGTGGATATGGATATTACGGTCTTCTTGATCCCAATGAGCGCAAGGCGATGGACTCGGCCTGCAACCCAAGCGCGACGAACCGGATTCTGACGGAGCTTGACGTTTCGATGATCCCACTGGTGGTTGACATACCGGAGGATTCTGTTCCAAGATGGATCGGCGACCCGCGAGACATCACGGAATATCCAAATTGGGGCGAGTACGACCCGGCACTCCCACTCAAAGACCCGTGCTTGCGGGCTGGAACAAGCCACATTGTTCCGCAGATCGCCGAGTTCAAGTGGCCGACCACAGACCTCGGAGAGGATTGGCCTGATACTGGCCGGTGCTATCCCGACTACTCGATGATGTTTACCAATAAGCCCGACTTCGGAGACCCGCCGATTGAAGAAGATACCACGTGGCGAACCAACATCATTGATGTTGCGCCGCCTCTTCTCCACGGCGAATACCTTGTGTCTCAGGAATACGTTGATGCTTTGGGGCCGATTACCGGACGGTTCAAGACCATTCAGGCGGCACTCGACTCGATCCCGCAGATTCGAGTGGTGGTTGATTCGGCGATGAGCGGTGTTCAGACAACCCCAGATACGATCAGGCTTAGCGCCGCAGCATCCGGCGTTCAGTATTATCGTGGCGACCGCGCTATGGGAACGCTGACAAGCATCCCCGACCAGTTCCAGTCTCAGGGCGTGTACGTACAGAGAGCCTACGGGACATCAGACAAGTTCGATCAGGTCTGGACTCCGATTGCGCGGTGGTTAAACGATTCCACCTTTACGATCAATGATACGCTGTTGACGAATGCGGCGATCCTCGACTGCACTCTGATTATCGCAAAGCTGTGGACGGTGACGATCAATCCAGCCATGCAGGGCGCGATGTGGCAAGAAAGCGGCATCAAGATCAACTCGTTCTGTCCGGTGACGATTCGAGGGCTTGGCAAGAAGTCCACATACTTGTCCAGCTATTCCGCAGACACGGACTACTGGAACCAATCAAGCGGATCAACTGTGATCTTCTACTGCGACACTACGGGAACAAATGAGCTTCGTTATCAGGGGATGCCGCTGACGATTTCGGATATGTCTATGTACTCCTCTAAGGGATCGGGGAGTCCAACCGCCTATAGCTGTTTGCAACTTGTTGGCCGCGTCACGCTTCAGGACATTACTATTCGATCAGGATCAACAAGTCCTTCCTATGGCTCAATTTGTCTTTCGGGGCTTCCCTCTGGGAAGCAGGGCAACTCCTCGGCATTCCTTGAGAATGTAACGGTCTTGGCGGACAGCGACATTGCCGCAATCTACTTTAACGGCGGCTACATGAGTCTTGGAGCGTTCGGGTGTCACTTTGGAACATCTGGGAGTTTCGGACACATACTGTATGCTACCGCCGACTTGTGCTCTACCCCGCAGTTCGAGCAATGCGTGTTCTACTACGGCGGGGGCACGTGCGCTCAATTCACCTCCACGGCAACGCAACAGAGCGACACGCTGTCTATCATAAGTTGCCGATCAGTCGGATTTGACATTACAGCAGCCGCAGCCTACGACGGCACATACTTTGATACGCTATACGCTGGCGGCAACAACGTCTATCAGGAAGCGCAGGTACAACCGCCAGTTGAATTCCGCGAAGCGCAATTCCTGCTTCAGCCGGGAGGATACCCGAAGTGAGCAAGCCTCGCAAGGTCGAGGTTGACAAAATCATCCTTAGAATCTTCGAGTGGGTGTTTTTCGTTACTCTCTGCCTTGCTCTGCTTGCGGTATTTGGAGCGTTTTTGTTGTCAGTCGGGACAGGCCAATAATGAAACATCTCTGTCTACTTCTACTGATCCCCGCTCTCGCGTGGGCATTGGACGAAACTACCGCCATAGATTCGTCGGGGTCGGCACGTCTGGGTTCGGCGGGTTCCGTGGAGGCTCGCGCCTATAACCCGCTGACCTCGGCGGCCTATGGCGATTCTACCGAGAATCCAACTGGCACAAGCATCTTGACAAGGGTCTATTTTACATGCTCCGAAACGCTGAACATCAATGACCTGTACGTTCGCTTCGCGGGCATGGAGGCCGTCGCGGATTCCGCGCTGGACACGAACTTCGTGATGACGATTGACCGAGACACCATTCCCTACGACACTCTGGTTCAGGAAACGCTTACGTTTTCCTTCGCCTACATAGACACCGTGATTATGGATACGACGTTCGTGGGGCCGCTGGATACGATCATTTTCAGTCAGCAGCACTTGGATACCATCGTGTTCGACACGGTGATGTTCAACAACTATCTGCCCTTCATCTATTTTATTGATACGCTTATCGTTGATACCCATATCTACGAGGAAGGGGTTTCCGACACGACGATCTCGGATACGGTCTTCCTTGCGTGGGACATCGAACAATCGTTTCCCCTTGACACTACGCTTCTCGATACGCTGTACGTAGATACGCTTAGAATTTACCGCAACGCTGCCTTCTATCCGTTCAGCGACATTCAGGCATCCTTCGCCTATCACGGAGATTCTCTGTGGTACGACACCTTGAACTTTCGCACGGTCGGTTCGACCGCGCTCCAGATTCCGCGCCGATACGACAGCTACTATGGCAGAACAAGCTCCCACGCCTTCACGATTTCAGGATTTCGTTCGCCCGGCATGGATGTCTATTGCTCTCGTTCGACTACGGCGATTGACACTGCGTATAGTGTGACCGATTCCGAGTACGTCCATAGGGAGTGGGAATACTCGATGACCGTTGCGGATGGTGCCATTGATACGATGTCCTTCTGGGGTATCAATGAAGTCGGTGCATCATCTGACACCCTGATTGTGACGCGGAAATACAAGCGAATCTTCGGATTTAAGCCATGATAAGTGAAGGCCGCACTCCGCGCTATGCGTGGTATCAGGACGGAACCACGATCAAACTTAGCTTTGATCCGGTAGGGAAGATCGAGGCGGTCTGCCGCGTTGACTTTCCGCCCAATCAAGCTCTGACCGGCGATGAAGAGCTTTTCACCGACTTCGATACCGAGCGCGTTGCCTCCGCCCTGATTGTCGAGATGATGAAGGTTGCCTTGCTTCATCAGCGAATCATGATGCTGGATGCCGTAAGGGACGCGGCCGAGATTCAGGGGCTTGAGCGAAAGCTGGTGATACTGCTGGGCAATGACCGCGTGACTGGGACGCTCGCCCGCGAGAAGAAAACAGTGAAGCTGTTCTATCTCCGGCGCGAAGGGCCGAAGATTATGCGTGTTCCGATGCTGAAAAGCACATTCAGTCATCGTGATTACGGAGCAGATTGATGGCGCTTGATGCAACGTGGATTCCTGTGCCGTTGGCCGTTTCGCAGGTGCGCGACAAAGAGCAGATCAATCTCGCCGCGCATGAAGCGCGCACGCTCTTTGACATAGATGTTGAACAGGCTCGCGGATCGTGGACGATGCGACGCGGGCACGAGAGGCTGTTCGATTCCGTTCCGAGCGGCATTCCCATAGCTGTTGGTGAATATGTGCATGATGGGATAAGTTATATCGTCATCATTTGCCGATCCACCGACTATCAGAATAGTCCTATCTGGTGCTGGCGGCGCAAGTCCGACGGATCGGATAATTGGATACACGTTGGCATCAACGACTTCGATCACGCAAACTACGGCGATGTAGGGCTGGAGCTTCGCACCAACGAAGTGAGAGTGTTCGGAAACAGCATGGTTTGGAAAGGAAACGTCCGGGCCATAGACATGCACCGCTTCAACACCGCCAACGGGCCGCTGACGGTCAATCCGGTGTGGGATGAGAATGATTTTTCTTGTCTACGTGAATGGTTCTCATTTTCCGAGGGAACACACATTCAATTTCCCAATGGTTTTCCAACAGGAACCATGTGTTCATATTACATTAGTGCCCTATATGAGGGAGGGGAAGAGTCGAATGTAATTATAATACCATTTCAGGCTGGGCCAAATGGCGCACCAGCTAACTTTAGACCTAAACTGATGATTAATAATGCGGCATCAATTCCCAAAAGGATAAAGTCATTTAGGATATATCGTTCCTATACTACGGCTGATGGCGGAGGAGACCGTGAACTCAGATTTATCGCAAATCTTGACATATACAAAACATCGAACGTTGCGAGTCAGTGGCAAAATTGGTCGCAAGACGCGGAAGGAAGATTTCAAATTTTCTTTTCAGATTCGCCGCAAGCTGGATATGCCAGATTCTTTGATATAACAGGAAGAGCACCATTTTCAAAATCTCGCACTGGGCAAACTGACTATAATAGCCAAATAGAAATTGCCCCGCTCCGCCGTCGCGGACGCATCTTCGCGGATCGTGCATTCTATTGGCGATTGACGGATGACACCGGAACGGAATCCTACAATCGCTTGTACTATTCTCACTACAGCGGTGATGGCGTGCATTGCCCGGACATCGTGCTTCCTGCCAACTACATCGAGTTCAATTTCAACATTCAGGGGCTTGTTGAGGCTGGAACTCATCGGATCGTTGTGGGGGACGTGGGATTTGCCGTAGGCTACATGCGGGGATCGGTGAACGATCAGTGGCAGGTCTATCAGGGAAAGACTCGCGTCGGATGCGCGAGCGCCGAGACGATTGCCGAAACGCCGTTCGGGGCGGTTTTTTTGGGATACGACGGTATCTACGTTGTCGCCTCGTTGCAATATCAAGGGCCTTTTGGACAGGGAATCTTTCGGGAGATCGAGAATCACCCGAATCTCTCGCAGGCAATCGCGGGCTACTCACAGCAGGGAATGCGGTATTACCTCTACATCCCCGGAACATTCGACCCGCAGGCCAAACAAAAGCAAAAGATCGTACCCGCCAAGTTCTACTGCATGGACTTGAACACCGAGGACAAGCGGGTTCGGGAACTCAGTACTCCCGACAACGATGAAATCTACTGTTTCGGTTTCGGTCTGGACGGAACGGCGCTGTTTGCGACCGAGGATGGCGTGTTTCGCGCGGAAGAACTCTCCGGCGATACGGACTTTCAGGGGACTCCGCTGCCGCAGATCGAAACGGGACTCTTGCGGTTCGCATCGAAGGATCATTTTCAGCAGGTGAACGCGATCGCTCTGGATTACAAGCTGGCCGGAACGAATGCCAGAATCACGATCAAGGGCTACCCATCGGGGATCGAGACCATTGCGGAAACCGAGAGCAGGCCGTTCATTCCGCCGAGCGATGGTGGGAAGCTAATGCGCTTCAACCTGAGCGCGCGCTTGTCCAAAGACCTTGCCCACGCCGTGAGAATCGAGACGATTGACGATAATAAGGTGCAGCGCCACCCCTCGGCTTTTGCGATCAACGCGCTGCAACTGCTGGTTCAGGAAGTGGACGGGACACTCTGATGTGTGCCAACGCGATTGATGCCGTGACCTTCAAACCCAACGAGGACTTTTCCGGCAAGAAGATGCAGACGGTGACGGAGGCCGTGAAAGAGGGACTTGACCTGCACCGCTCAGAGATCAACTCTCTTCAGCGGGAAAAGACCAGCATGATTGAGCGCGGGGAAGTAACCGATCCCGGTCAGATTGACATTTCCGATGTGCCGGACAATTCGTTCGTGAAGTGGCGGGAAGAAGGCAATCGGTGCCTCGGAATAGTCTTGGACGGAGAACTCGTAGTCATCAAGGGGAGAAGGTAAAATGAGCAGAAGTGTTAATGCCTCGAAAAAGCCATCGGTAAAAAAAACGACCGCACAAAAAGCATTTGCGGCAGAAACGACCGAAGCGCGGATGGACGGTACACTTGTTCAGAAACAAGTTGGCGCGAAAATCAAATCCGTCTTTGAGAAGAGGGAGTGGAATCACAAGACCGAAAGAAGCGAAATCACCGAGATTCAGCTTCCCGACGTGGAGGCCACCGAGAAAAATCGGCGAAAGAAATAACCGTGCGTTGGCTGCTTTTTCTGTTTGCCATTACCAGTGTCGCCCTTGCCTACGATCCGCCGTTCACGCTCTGGCCGCGCGACTATGGGGTACTGCGGTCGAACGATGCCGTCCGCATTGACGTGGACGCGCTGACGTTTGATGAAAGCACAATTTCTGAGATTCCGGGCTACTTTGGATGGGATGTCACTGACATCGTACAAGACATGTATAATCAACAGGTTCTTGATACAAGCGATACGGGATTTGGCATAGCATTCTACGACACGCTATTTTGGGCAGACGGACAAATCTGCGAGAGCGTAGGGGCGAACATCTCAATCTTTTCACGCGAGGGTAATTACGGATCGGCAGAACAGGCCAATGGCCCCAAGTTGGTTCTTTGGTATGAGTGCGGAGAAGGTGATATTCCGGCCGACACAGCGCAACGCCCACAACTCATATATATAAACGATTAACAAGAAGATGAACCATGTTTCCCGTGAAACGCTCCACAAAATGTCATATTCTGATTAAGGAGACGACCGTATGGCATTCCCCATTTTAGCAGCACTGACGATTGGTTCGTCACTGTTGAATCTGGGCGGGAACCTTCTGTCCCGGCCGAAGCGTCGGCGCTTTGATGCCGCCAAGATTTTCCCCGGCATTCGACAAGGCATTCTCCAGAATGTGGAGGCTGTCACATCTCCGATTCGTCAGAGCGCGGGGCAGAGTGCCGAAGCGCGCGGTCTGACGGGCGGTGCCGGAGCGCAGGTTGTTGCGCAGGCCGAAGCTCCTGTTCGCGCGCAAGCACAGTCCGACTTGAGCAGCGCTTGGACTCAACTGAAGTTGCAGGAAGAGCAATCTCGGTACGAGGACGAGATGGCGCAACGCCAGTGGCGCGGGCAGCTTTTCGGTGATCTGGCTGGAGCGGCCGGGGCGGTCGCTTCGGGGATGGTTCAGCAACAATACGATGACAAGCTGTTGGGTATCCTGAGTGGTGGCGGGCAGACGGCGGGGCAACCAGCGGGAGGTCGGTTGTTCGGTATCAAACCTCCAAGCCTTCAGTCACCGCAGTCCCGCCAAGCGATTGGCGGTGGCCTCAAGGGCGGAATCTATGGCAAGAATGGCATCAGCTTCATGCAAACGCCCAAACGTCGTCGGGTTGCCAATCAATATGATCCTCTACAAATCTTCGGTCTCGGTCAAAGCGAATGGGTGAGGTGAAATATGCCAACGGGAGTTCGCACTGCTGACATTATCGCTGGCGTGTACGGTGCCCGGCATCGAGGCAAGATGCAGGAGGCCGAGGCTCGTCAGTACATGACCCAGCAGGAAGAAAGACGTGCGCAGGCAAAGGCCGAGGGTGAGGAGCGGCTTTTCAGCCGGAAGGCTCGGATTTTCTCGCTCACGGGCGACCCTGCGGCGGCCGAGCAAGTTGCGACCACCGGTGATTTTTCTGGGATGAAGCTGAAGCCTACAGCGCAGGATCTTAAAAATAACCAAGAAGATGAACAGGCGCAGCGCGGGATCAAGTTTATGCAAAGGCCGGATGTTCAAGAGAAGATCGCGAACCGCGATGATGTGGGCCTGATCACTTTGGCAGCGCAGGACGGGATCATCAATGTCGAGAAGATTCCCGATGTGATTCACCGGTCGTCAATGCGCGATCTTGAATCTCGAACCGTGCGGGTTGCGGAAAAAGGGATCACGAGTCTTGAGGAATACCAAGAGGCGCAGGAGATCATCGGTGTCGGCAGACAAGAGCGTAGTGAGTTCGATCTTCGCAAAAGCAGGCTGGAAGGATGGAAGAAGTTCAAGTCCGACCTAACGAAATGGGCACACGACAACTTCATTCCGCCCGAGGAAGTTGAGAGTTTCCTTGCAAGCAATCCAAAGGCTCGAAGCACCGCTCCGTCTCCGGGAACCTATGGTCTGCCAGAAGACTATGATTCCGAATTCGAGCAAGAGGACTTGTCATACACAACCGATAAGTCTCGCCGCGAGCGGATTGATCGCCTGTCCGACTACGAGGGGGCGGTGAAGAAAAAGGCGGCAAGCGTTGATGTGCTCATGCGTTACGGACAAACGCTGATGCCCCAATCTGGACAGGCGGGCACAGAATGGGATATTCTGGAAGGCCTCAATCAAAAGTAGTAATCCACAGTTTATTGACAGGCTGTTCATAAGTAGGGTGTTTCGTGCCAGAAGCTATCAGTAGAGAGCAGCTTCGTATTGTTCAGGATGCGATGCGAACCAATCCAGAGTTTCGGGATGAGGTTTATCGTCGCATTCAGCGCGATCCGTCGCTTGCTATTAAGCTTCGTCTGGCCGAACCGATGCCTGAGCCAGAGATTGACCCGGCAGTGATAGCTCCGTTTCAATTGCGGCCGGATGAAGCCGAAGCCTTGCGCGCCTCGCGGCAGATGGCAAAAGCCGAAAGCACGAGCATCCTCCAGCCGACGGCAGACCTGACTCAACCGATACAGGTTCGTCCAGAGAGCCGTGTGTCCATATTGGGCGAGGCCGCAGGGCGTGTTCTGCGCGGAGAGACGGTTTCCCCCCCAGAAGAGATGGGACGTGGTGAGGCAATCGCACGTTCATTTACCGAGAGTGCTCTTGGGATAGCACCCGTAAATCCGCAGTATGTGGGTACTCAGATGGGGCCACATCCGCTACCGTCTGAGCATTATCCTTATTCGACAACCGTTGGCCACTTGGCCGGATTTGGGGTAGCCATTCTTCCGGTCAGTAGCGCAACGAGTGCAGGAATTAAGGCGATTGGACTTGGCGCGCGCGCGGCGACTGCTGCCCGAGCCGCCGGGCCGGTTGCAAAGGCCGTCCGAAGTGGCGTAACAGCGCGAGCCGTCAAAACAAGCCTTGATTTCGGGCTTCTGAACCTTGCCCAATCGGGCGTGCGCGAAGTGGCGGGCGTCGAGCAAACGGCAGAAGAAGTCGCGACTGGTGCGTTGGAGTCGGCGGCGCAAGGCGGAGCACTGGGATTGACGGGAGGTTTGGCCGGAAAGGTTCCCCTCAAGGGACTGAAAAAAGAAGCTTTCGAGTTGGCCGCCGAGAGCGGAGCGTTCACGGCTCTTGGCGAGGTCTTTTCGGCGATTCATGGTACACCCAGAACGGCACAAGATCGGGTGATTGATGCGGCAATCCCTTTGCTCTTCCGCATTCCCCGCGGTATCTCGGCAACGCAGCGTGTCATTGAACGCCGGGTGAAGCCCAAGATGGGCAAGGGTGCCGATCCGAAGCTCATGAAATCCGACATCGCCCAGATTGTGACCGAGGCGATCCAAAGCGAGCCGGAGGTTCAGGCAGAGATACAGAAGGTTTTAGTCGCCGATCCGATAGCACTGAAGGCATTCGAGCGCATTTCATCTATCGGTAAAACAGATGAGCTTGTCATCTCGCCGGAAGCCAGAGCGAAGTTGCCCGCCGTAGAGCAGGCGGCTTTGCGCGAGGCCAAACGATATATTGCACGGGACTATGCTGCGGGGAAGGGCAATCCGGCCGCCCGACGGTACGCTATTCAGTTGGCTGACTATCACGCGGGTGTTCGTACCGATCCGCCCAGCGAAGCTCTTGCCGGTCGGGTCCCGCCCCAGCAAAAGTCGCGGATAGATCGAAGGCTTGGCGAGTTTTTCGGGAAGATTGAAGAGTTGCCAGCCAAGCAATCCATGAAGCAGCGGCAGCGAGAAGCCGCGCAACTGACGGAGGAACAGAAATATCTTGCCCTTCGATCCAAAACCCCTACCGAAATCCTTGAGCGCGGCAAGCCCGCCGCGCCGCCCACGCGACAGCCTTCCGAAGCCCCAAAGGTCTCCAGAAAGCCCATCGCCCGAACAGTCGGGGAAATCGTCCCAGAAGCCAAGCCAGAGACCAAAGCCGGGCAAATAACTCAGCGTGCCCAAGATCGGATAAAGCTGGCAACGCGGATTGCTATTCAGTCCAAAGGCGAGGGAATTGAAACGGCGCTTCAAGGTCTGGGATTCAAGAATGCCGAATCAAAGGAGATGGTCGGTTTCCTTGAGCGACAGGGCATTGTAGGTGCGGCTGACCCGACAGGCAAGCGTTCTGTCGCGCCCTCAGCGACTATTGTGAAAGCACTCAAGGAAATCGGCATTGAAGCGCCCGCGCAACCGGCCGCCAAGCCAACTCGTGCCCCCGGCGAATACGTAGATCGGAGGGGCTGGGAGAAACTCAAAACCGATCAGACACTTACGGTTGGTGAGCTTATCACTGACCCGGCGTTGCGCAAAAACCTGAAACTGGACACAGACAAGTCGCTCGCCAATACGCAAGTTAAGATCAATCCAGACCTTAAAAAAACAGTTGTCCATGATAAAATATCATTCCAGCGCAGGGCACAATATTTGAGTTATGGCGCGGAGACCCCGGAGGCTCATGCCGCGCGCTTGAAGGCCGGTCGGCCTATCGGCCAGATTGAACTATCCGAAGGGGCGTCGCCGGAACAACTTCTTCATGAAATCGTCCACGCCAAGCGCGATCTTCTGGGCAGGCCGATGCACGAAGAGCTTCCCTATCGGGAGCGCCCGGAAGAGCAGTCGGCGCGGCGGATCGCGAAGCTGGCCGAAAAACAATCCGCGCAGGCCATTCCCGTTCCCGCCGAGCCAACCGCAGAAATCCCCGCGCCGCATCCCGAAGTCGCGCCGCAGGGCACAGGAACAAGCGAGCGGGGCATTCCCAAAGACCTACCGATTGAGGAACGTCGGCGGTTGGCGTTGGAGGGGAATGAAGAAGATGTCATCAGAATCACTGATGATATGATCCCGACCGACCGACCGATTGCTAAGACGGGCAATGTGGTTATTTCGCTTGATAAGTCAATTTCGCCTCGCCTAACATCATTATATGGTACTATCTATGTTTCTGGAGAGCCGTCCGGCGCTCCGATAGGAGATACTGGACTATTCAATGGATCGTCATATCCGCTGGATCAGATTCGCAAAGCAGGCATCAAGGTTCCTCCGCCGGTCAAGGGCAAGCCTCCCGAAGGCGAGGCTGGCGTTCCCGTTCCGACCGGAGAGCCTCCGAAGAAGCCGAGCGGGGCTACGGGGAAGAACTTTCTTGAAAAACTTTCCGTTGATTGGGAAGAGTTCTCAGAGGTAAGCGGTGCTGTTAATGTAGAGCGCAATGTTGAAGTGCCTAAAGGCAAGTGCTGTATAGTTTCGGTGGAGGGCGGGGACAAATTCATATTCCCGGAGGCCGCCGCAAATTCTATTTCTGACATCCTTTTATTGGGGGATGGAAGAGCCGTGCTCGCAAGGGAGGAGATCACAGAACCGTTGCGCGCTTTTATTCGTGAAGTTTCTGGCGAGCGAGCAGAAAGGATAGATTTCGCCGACAATCCCCCATCTGGCATAGGCGACAGGTACGATCTCCCTACCCAAGTGGTTGGGAAGCAGTCATTCTATGTCTATCGTGGCGAAGCAAATCCAAAGGCTCCTGCTGTCGGCGCGGCCACCGCGAAGGCGAAAGAGCCGGAAACCTTCCTTACGCCCGGCCTTGCTCAAGAGGCCGCGAAGATTCGGGGATCGGAAACCGGCAAGGAATTCGAGATCAAGGGCGGCGAGGGAAAGTTCCGGGTCGAAGAAAAGCAGGAAAAGATCGAGACCGCCCACAGTAGTCAGCGTGACATTTTCGGCAATCCCGAAGCGGGAGCGGTGCGTATTCCGACCGCCGAGGAAGTGCGCGGCGCGGCTAATCAAATTACTAAAAAATTGAATCCGCCCGTCGAGTTTGCGAAAGAGGTGCGCGACAAATTATCATCATCGTTTGCTATTCTTAGTCGCCACGAATCGGGCCGCCGGATCATTCAGGCTGTTGTCAACAAGGAGACCGACGAACGGATGTGGGCCGGACAAGATCGCAAAATAGTAAAAGATGAATACAAGGGGGTATCTTCAAAAACCAAAAGCTGGATGAATGGGACTACGGTTGATTATTTCGATTCAAGAATCCATCACAACAACTTTAAGCGACTCGTGGAGCATTTCGATAACGCCGAGATCAGAAATTCCGCTCCGAAAGATGCGGTTGCGCTTGCAGAAGCCTTTCGCAAGATGGACGATGGGCAGGCGGATCGCTTTACCGAATTAGGGGGCAAGGTCTACGAAACCCCGCTTGACGAGCAACGGTTATCTGTCGGACAAACTCGGTTGTCAAAATTCAAGCGCGTTAAAAATCATTTTCCTCATTTTCTGACCAGCGAGACGCGCAAAGCTCTTCAGTCTCAGCGCGGCGATCTCTATCGCGCCCTTGAGGATTGGGCGACCGGCGAGGGGCTTTCCGAGCAATTTTCGCGCATGGTAAGCAATAAAGATTTTATCGTCAGGCATTACGGATCTTTGGAGTATCATCGCTATCTAAATCTGCCCGATAATTTAATCGTAAACGGTGAACGGGTAAAGGTGTTGGAAGCCGATTTCGGAAAAGTGGTTAACCGAATCGTCGTGGACGGAAATCGCCGGATTGCGATGCTGAAGTATTTCGGTCAGGATAACGAAAAGCTGCGAAAGCAATACGCCGACATTGCCCGAGACGATCCTAACGCCGCGAGAGATTTCAAAGAATACATAATCCCGGTTATTCAGGGCGTGGTTCCGGGAAAGTATAATCCGGATTCTCGCCTTTCAACCGCATGGAACGCGGCGAGCGATGTCGCTCGCACCGGCCAACTATCCATGTCAATGCTGGCGCAGCCCGGCGGGTTCGTGTTCGTTCCCACCAAGTTCGGGGTTCGCGCCTCCGCCATTGCGACGTTCGGCAGACTGAGGCACCTGAAGAGTTATCCCGAACTGGAAGAGTTGCGCGTTTTGTCCGATGCTCACCGTGATTTTTTCGAGCAGTATGCGACAACAGAGGGTATGCTGGCGAAAACAAAAGACGTGGACAGGATAGTTTTATCGCCGATGATTTGGGAAAATCGGCAGATCAACGATTTTGCAATGCTGGCGGCTAAACATTGCGTAATTCGCGGATTGCGGGCCATTAAGGAGGGAGACGCCGGACTATTAAGGCGACTGTCGGGAACTGACCCAAAAAGTTATATTCGGCAACTGAAAAATGACTTCGAGTTTACGAATGACGATATTGTGCGTATGGTGAAGGACGGCTTGAGCGAGCGCGATCTGGCGCGCATCGCTAAGCGCGCACCCGCATTAGCCAACGCAATGGGCGAGTCGGCCCTTGATCGTCCCGCGTGGCTGTTTCTAAGACCGGCGCAACAAATTCTCGCCTATACGTCGTTTACTCGCGCGCTCGGAAAGATGGGGATGTGGGGGCTGAAGGAGGCGAAGCGCGGAAACTTAAAGCCGCTTGCATATTTCCTATTCGGAGGATTGGCGAGCGCGGAGATAGTGGCGGCCCTTAAAAACGTGGCCTACGACAGACAACGCGAGGATAAGAATTATCTTGACCGCGTGTGGACAGACGTGGTGCGCGGAGGAATGCTTGGCCTCGCGGGAAACGTTTTTGAGACGATGCAATACGCGCTTAATTTCAAAGACGGAATCAGGGAGTTTTTGGTTCCTCCTCAGTTGGATTTTCTCATAAATATCAGCTACGGCACCTATGAATATTTACGGGATCGAAATCCACGAATTTATTATGAAAAAACCCTACGCAGGACTATTCCTTTGGCTAAATTTGTCGGTTCTGTAGGGTTGCGAATCGGCAGGGGAGATTCAATGGACGCGGCACAACGACTCATTGACCAGAGGATGGTTTATTTTAATCATGGGATAAACGAAAACGGCGAAAGCTATCGAAGATTCGATCCCAAGCCGCAATATGAGCACACCGCGCTAATGCTTTTGCGCCGAACTGACCATGCCACCATGACTCACCTTATGAATCAGCGCAGAAAAGAAAAGTTGCGAGAGGCGCGGCTCAAGAATAGAAAACGCTTGCAAAACCCATAACGGAAGAATAGACCTATGAAGCACTTCATCTTCTTGATCTGGATGGTATTCGCCGTGGCTTGCGCCAACGGCGAGGTTCTGCATGTTTATCTGGAGAACATGAACGGCGGGGTGGCCTGCGTGCGGGACACGATCTCGGCGGATGTGGACACAATCCAGATCATTCCCTATTCCGAAACTCAAGAGTACTTTTGTCCCTACGTTGTTCTTGAATCGCTGGACGGCGCGACGGATTCCTTTTTCTGTCAAGGTGATCCCGCGCCCGCACAATTCATCAATATTGCCCTCTGGGATTCCAATGCGACGAGCATCATTGGAAACGACACGATTCAAGGGGCATTTTCAGGGAACGTGACGGTCAATTTCGATACGATTCCGGCCGGATCGCTTCCGATACCGATTTCATTTCGCGGCGCTGATGGTCTTTCCGACTATCCATTGGATTGGGTGGATGGCGCGAGACACTACCCATACCTGCTGATTTCCGAATCCTCCAGCGATTCGACGATCAATGAATGGCACCCACCTTATAGCATAGTTTGGAATTTCTATGTCCATGTGGGAACCGGGGCTGATCGGGCGATTCTGACTTTCTGTATTTCCTACGCCAGAAAGTGAGTGCCAATGCGGGTGATTCTCTTATCACTTCTTCTTGTGGCGCAATTTGGGCTTGGCGATTGGTCGGCACGCCATACGTGGAAAGCCTCATGGAAGTCAAAACCCGTTGTCGTCATGGAAGATGGCAGTCAGTTGCCGACCATAGATTCCATATACGCCTCGCACGGAACGCTGGCACTCCCCAGTGGCCGAGACTATTTTGATTCCGGCATTCCAGATAGTTGGCAATTCGCGGCAAGTTATCCTCTTTCCAATCTGGTGCAACAGAGCGACAATTTTATTTCGTTGAATCTGCCTCCATCGTTGGTTGTGCTCGGTGAAGATATTTGGCTGCTCGCGGTTGTAAGCCCCTATGTTTTGAACTGTACGCCTCCAAAGACCGGGAATGAACTGCGTGTTGCAAACTACGGCAGTGAATGTCCGAACGAAACGAAGCGAAGCCGTTTGATATTCACATTCTCTGCTCCATGAAGGCTGGGAGAGATGCAAATCGGGAAGTAATCAGCACAGCCGACGGCAACGTTTGTGGCGGAGTAAATCATGCAGCAGCACGTCTATTTTCTGAACAGGAGGTTGCTATGAAATTTCTATGTGTTATCCTGATGTCTCTCGCGCTGTCGCTTATCGGGTGCTGGAGCAAGAGCTGCGTACAGCAGCGTGACTCGATGGGCAGGATTGGTGTGCGCACTGAATGGTATGCGAAGTTGCTGGGCGGCGATTTGGACGTCGCGACGTTTTCGTATGCAGTTCTGTCCGACGTTGATTTGTCGGATTCGCTGGCCATGAGGGTTGATAAGGGGTGGGTGGAGGCCCTACTTGCCGGGTATTTAAACACGGATGAATTTCGCTGGTTGGTGCGGGGCGATTCGGCTTTGGCGGAAATGGAACATCTTCGGTCGTTGGGAGAGATGCGAATCGGGAAGTAATCAGCGCAACCGACCGCGACGTTGGTGATAAATCCTTGATGGACAAATCTTTTCAATAGGAGATGACAATGCGGGTGATTCATGGAATGGCCGTCGCGGGCGACACATTCATCCTCACGTTCTGCATTCACTACCAAGCGAGACGGTAATGCGCTTCCTTCTTCTGCTTTTGCTCTCGGCCTCGTGTTTCGCCGCGCCGAAGTCTGGTTGGGATAACCAGTGGGGGAGTTCGTGGAACTCCACATGGCGTTCTGCGTGGGGCACACAGCAGCAAAGCAGCGAACCGCTCGGTGTCTGCTGCGGTGACAGCCTGAACGATTCGCTGGTGACCGAGGCGGCCTGCATCGCGGCGGGCGGGCGATGGTTTGCCGATGAATCTGGCTTGACTCCGTGCCACGTTGCGGAAACCAGCGTTGAGGGTTTGGATTTCGGTGACATCGAGTGTGGCCACGATTCGAGCCAGTCTTTCTACGTCCGATCTGTTGGACTGGACTCGCTGCGCGTGGACTCGGTTGTGGCCAGCAACGGCTACGCTACGGATTTCTCCGTGGCCGTGAAAATTTCAACGGGGGATAGCCTCGAAGTCGTTGTGACATTCTTACCCGTTGCCGTGAGCGGTTATTCTGGGGCTGTCCTGATCTACAACAACAGCGCGACATCGCCAGAAACGGTTCTTTTCTCTGGTGACGGTATCGCCGACTCGCTTGGCTACATCGTGCTGTCCGCTGCCTCGGTGGATACCAGCGATTTTCAGGTTGCCTGCGATTTTTCCGCGCTCGGCGCGCACGTCTATGACGCCTACATGCTCTACGACGGCAATCCCATCTATTACTGGGTGCCCAATCGCACGGACTCGACGGGTTGGATTCGTGCGGACACGCTGATGTCCGCCGCCGCCTGCACGGTTTCCTGCTGGTATCGGGGGCTGTCCGGCAACACGCAGATCGGGGACTCGGCGATGCTGTTTGCAGAGGGATTTGATACGGATGCTGAATTGTACCCGAAAGTCACAGACTTCGCCGATTGGGACTACGCGATTATGGACACGCTGCTCCCGCTGGTCAACAACGACAGCGCGGCGGCATGGTATGCGCGGGGGTTCCGCGAGCACGGTAATATCCTGTTCGATACGCTCGACCCTGACCCTAACCGCCGTTGGAAAACGCTGGTCAGCGGCTGGTGGGGAACATACAATCAATGCTCGGTTTATGTGGCTCTGGCGACCTCAGCGGACGGAAATACCTATACCATCGAGGGTCGTCTGAACGACACGCTCCGCAGCGAGGACGGCTTTCTGTGCCGGGGCGCGGGCGATACTCTGTTCGTCTGCTTCGAGGACAAGACCTACCAGTGTGCCAACATTGATCGGATCGCCTTTGTCGCGTCCACAGACCACGGGGCGACGTGGCCGATCTACGGTATGGCTATTGACACGATGGGCTCTACGATCAACTGGATTACCAAAGCGGGCAGTCCGGTCATGGTCTATGATGCGAGTGATACGCCGCCCTATCACCTCTATTTCGAGGCGCAGGGTGGAACTCCAAACTGCAACGGTACGCCCGATCCGGTCGGTGCCGACTTCGGGCTTGCTGCTTTGTTTGGCGGCAACAGTCCGTGGGAACTTAGCGTGATTTCCCACCCCGACCAGCCTACTCCGCCATCGCCGATCATGTGTTTCGGAAATGACGTTGCCTGCGCCGAGAGCATGGTTGTCACCGACTGCGCTGTCTGGGACGGGGATACGCTCTATCTCAACGGTCATGCACTAACGACGCTCACCAACGGACTCTATCAAGCTCACTGGAAGACGACGGACTATACCCACTTGCTGCCCGATGATGTGCATTCCTGCATTTACCGTCAGGGCGACAATCTCGATGATATTCAGTTCTTCCAGCGTGACGGCTACTGGTATGGAGCGATGTGTGCTCAAAATCTGGTCTGGCAAAACGCCAAAGGGAAAGGATCGGTATTTCAGCTTACACTTCGCCGCGATGATAGCGCGAGCTTCTCCTACAATGACAAGTGGTGGATCAGTAATGTCTATGGGAATGTCGCCTCGCGTGGGTATCTCGAAATCGCTGATGGGATAGCCCACTTCGTCGGCGGTGTCGCCATCAACGATCCTGCCAGTATCGCACTGGTGACGAACGACACGCTCCCCGCCGGGCCGATTGTGATTGGAGCGCGGATGTCCATCACCAGATCGTATGATTATCAGCCGAGCAATCCCTACCATTTCACGCAGATCAACATCGGGGCGGGGGATGTTGCCCCGCGCCCGACCAACGATTACTCGCGGCAATACCTCAAATCAGGATACAGCTTTCAGTTGGTCGGAAATACGATGACCACTGACACGATGACTGCTGCTGGGACTCGTGCGGCTATCCGCGAGAACTTCACGGTTCCCAACGAGGCCACACTGGAGGCATTTCAAACAATCGAGTGTATGCTGGCTAACGATGACAGCATCCATTGGTTCTATGCGGGCACGGATTACTGCGCACGAAAACATGCGACGCAATGGTCGCTTGACACCTATCGAGATGTTCCAAAGCGGCTATCCATTTCTCAGGGATCAGTGTGGAATGTGTCTGGCATTCGTCGCGGCGTGAGCCATTGGGATTACATCTGTGCCCGCAAGTTTTTGGACGGCGCGCAGCCGACGGCGACCTTCGTGGCGGCGGAGTAGGGTGGTTATCACATGGCGATCTTCGTGGAATACAAAGTGGCGGTAGCCGATGCCCTTCACCGTCACGGATAGAACAAATCCCTACACGGGCAAGCCGCTCGGACTCGTGCAGTGGGGCGCGCCACTTGCCGAAGATCACTTTGTCTTTGCGATACGCGAGGGCGGCCAGTGGCGGTGGAGCGAACCTGTATCTCGCTTGATAGACGGTCATGCGTTACCGTTTGCCAGCGAACACCTTATGCACTTCTCGATAGATAGCCCGACGAGAGAAGTGATCCGCGCCGACGCTCGGCGATTCTTCAAAACAAGGTACTTCAAGTTTCTGCAATACATGGATGCGCTGGATGAACTCGGCGCATGGAAACCACAAGGAGAATGAAATGTCGCTCAAAGAGAAGATTCTTGCAATCTGCGCGTTCGCAGTCATCGCGTGGGGACTTGCGAAAGAGTGGAAGGCGATCAAGGACGATCAGGCGGTAGCCTCTGCGATGGATGATGCGCTCGCGGCGAAGGCCGAGTACGACGCGGAAAACCCTGAGTGGTGAAGGAAGAATGAAAACCACAGCACTCGTATTGTTGGCGGTGGCGCTATGCACTCCTCTACTTGCGCAGGTGCCCGCTTTCGCATACTCCGAGCAGCCCGACACGGCATTCTGCATACGAGAAGATGGGACTGTATTCTCCGTTGCCCTCGCGTGGAAGTCAACTGCCGATGGGCGCAGTCAATACTACATCCTTTTCTCTGATTCAACGCTGGCTGCATTCCGCGTAGCCGCCGATGATGCAATGGTAAAGCGCAGGGCGGCGCAAGGAGGCGTGGTTGGTAAATTCGACCCGTCCTCTATCAGCCAAGATGACCAAGAAGCACTCCGCATCATCAAGGAACAAGTCAAAGCGGGGAAGTGATGTCCAAAAGCACCTTACTCAAAGACCCCGGAATCAATCTGGTGGTTAGCTGGACGTTCCGTGGGTTGCTGACGGTATTTGTGGCCTTTTTTCTCTTCATGTGGTCAACGACCGATCAGACGTTGTTCTGGGGGAAGTTCGGTATCGCGTCGGCCGAAAGTCTCCTTGAAGCTAATGCGAAGCTGGACTCCTTGCTGGTGAATGCACACGAGGCCAAAGTCTCACTGTCCTCCCTGACCAATGGGCGGCTCATTGACTTGTACGAAGCCCACATCAAGAAGAGCGACAAGTTCACAGTGGATCAAAAGCTGGACATCTATCAGGACATTTTCGAGCGTCAGCGAATCGGGGTAGATTCCCTTCGCGTGATAATTCGGTTGCGGTGCAACCAGTAGGGAGGTTTCAATGCAGTGGTTTATGATCCAATGGCAAAATATGAAGGGCTGGAAGCGGGCGGTCGCGGTCTGCCTTGCCCTCGTGATCGGGTTTCTGGAGATGGTCGCTCCGAGAATCTTTCCAGAGATTCAATCTGTCACAGAAGCTACTGTAAAGTGGCTGTGGGGCATCTTTGCTCTGCTTGGTGTTCTTGGGTTGGCTGACATGCCAAAGCCCACCAAAACGCAGAATGGCCGCGATGAATCAGCTTCTAAGGAATCCGGGGAATGATCGTCAATGGTGTTCCACTGCTCCCGGCGGATGTGCTGCTGACGCGGTTTCCGAGTCGGTACTGGCCGCCGTCTGTAGATTTGGCGAAGTGGTGGGCATTCAAGCGGGCGGTGCATGACGCGCAGCGACAACTCTATCCGAAGCCGCTGGACGCGAAGTCTCTGTGGAACACACACGCTCGCAGCTTTTTGCCGAACGGTAAATGGTTTTCGGGAACGACGCCGGTAGCGGTACAAGAGGAGTTGGTTCCCGAATCCCTCGATCATCCGTGGGTGATCGTCCGCTATCGTTTTCAGGACAACTGGGGAAAACTTCAACACGACGCCCTGCAAGCCGAGGCGGATAAATACACTGGTTCAGAATACGACGAACTGCAACTGCTGAACGACCTGCTGCACATTCTGTTTCCGAACCTCCCGGCCGGTTGGCGGCTGATTGACGAGGGATTGGACAAGAAGGTGTGCAGCGCGTGGGCAGATTATTTTGCGGTATTCCTCTGGAAGTTGACGGATCGGAGCACGGTGCGGCCCCTGGAAGGTCGGTATGTGGAGAATGCAACGCCTGCCTGTTTCCAGAACTTCTTGTCGCTAATTCCGGATGGAAGCAGACAGCGCACGTTCGATGTGATTTGCCAAAGCTGAGAAATGGCTGATCGCAAAAGAGACATTATTTTCGCCTATCATGTGACGCGAAATATCAAGAGCGTCATGCGTGAAAAAACCGTGCGGCCAGCGCGCTTGCCGTCGGTTTACCTTCTCGTTTCATGGCGAGATGCAAGCAGGTATGCTTTCAACTATGGCGGAAATGGTGTCGTCAAGGTTAGGTTCAGTCGAGATGAGATCGAGAGTAAGTGGAAGGCAAGCTACGCTCCGCACGGATGCCTACGGCTCAAGAAGGGCGTGTGTGCAACAGTTGTCAAACAAATCAAACTCAAGAAGCCCGACAAGAATATTCCTAAACCCGCCACTCTCACCTTTGGGGCTGGAAAAGTAGCATTCAAGCCGACCTGCATTGCTGTGCGCATTGATGGGCGAAAGGCGGGCGGTAGCAATCCGCGTCGCCGTCAGTGTGCCATATTCGGGGGAGGGAAACAACCCAAGTGGTTCATGGATCGAGACGACATCCGCCGACTTCGTCAGTATCTTGATTCAGTTGATAAATGGATTGCTGACGGCCCTGGTGAGCGCTGAGACTGCCCTACTACATTGCTGACCCCCCCGGTCTGAAAGGATGGGGGGCTTTTTTATATCTGCCTGTTTATGTTCGATGTCCACTACATATCGCGCGCGTATTTGACAAGCGCTAAGAATATTCTTATATTGAAGCGCTGGTCTTGGTCGAAGGCCAGTCGTTGTCTTCTTCCTCTCCTCGGAAAAAGTCGGCTGCGGTGCGCAAGGGCGCGCGCAATACCGCGAGCCGCAGAGAAGTGCGACGGAGCGTCAGCGTCCCGTGCTCCGGCCTGTTCCTCCCAGCAGGTGCCTTCGCCCGTTACGCTTGCGGATTCCCCAGTGAAGGTGGGAACGAAAAGCGGTTATCAACAACAAAGATGATGCTACACAAGAAAAATTGGATAGTCCTCTTCGCGGTTCTCGCTTTGGGGATCGCTTATCGCCTGCTGATATGGGCGATTTTTCCTTTTGGAACTGGATCGGACGAATGTCAGCATTGGAATTACATCGCCTATATCGGAAACGAACTGTCGCTTCCCTCGCATATTGATTCGGTTGGAGAGGGCGGCTCGTGGTATGAGAATTATCAGCCACCACTCTACTATGTTCTGATGGCGATACTTTCGGGTGGCGATCCCATGATGGCTCGTGTCTGGAATATCGCATTCTGGGCAATTGGTACAGTGTTCAGCGTAGGATTTCTATTCAGATACTATGACCGAACGCTCTGTTTTCTGGCCGGATGTTTCTTGGCGCTGATGCCGTCCTACGCCTTCGCCGGATTGGGTGTCTCGAATTTCCAGATGTCGGTTATGTTCTGTTGTATTGCCTTCTATTATCTCCGACGCCAAGCAATGTTTTTCTTTCTGCTCGCCGCCCTAACCAAATCGTCGGCTATTGTAGCACTTCCGATATTGGTGTTGCTCGCGATTTTTTCAAAGCACTCCCGCAAGTGGATGCTTGGAGGCGCAGTGGCACTGGTATTGGGGTTGGCAATCAACATGCTGGTGGAATATCTGAGGTTCGGGGAGCTTGGGGCGTCTGTTGGTAGGATCGCGGCCAACTATAACATTCCCCTTGAGCGCACGATACGCTATACGCTCGAAACAATATTTGTTGGCTTTGGTGCGAACTCCCAAATCCGTTGTGGGTCGGATGTTGTTGCGGCGGTGGCCCTTGTCCTCTTTCTGTTCGCTGCACTACGGTCAGAACACAAGGTCATCTACCTGATATCCTTTCTCGCTTCCTTCTTCATCTGTGTTGCAGATGGGCAGCTTCACGGCGTACCAACATCAGGGCGCTTCATGTGGCATCTCGCCCCGCTTTTGATCGAATGGCCGCTGTGGTTTCTGTGCGACGATGAGACGAGGATGTCCATTACTGTCGTTCCAAGTCGCCTGAAGTGGGCAACCATCATATTGTTCTTTCTCTGGGTCGGGCATTCGACATTCAAGAGCCTTATGATGTGGCAAGCGCTGTCGAGATGATCTTTGCCACGTGGGTCAGGCCTGATAACTTTCTTCAGAAAATCACATACTGCTGACCCTTTGGGTCTTGACAACATGCGTAGCGTTAGTTATATTTTACCTCAGACATGGAAACGTGGAACATGACAAAAGAAAAGTCTCGCAGTGCCGTTGCGCTGGGCAAGCGCGGGGCTGAGGCGCGTTGGGGCGGTGCCCTATCCCTCCCCGAAACCCAGCGGATTGTCCGTTCGGCTCTGCGGCGCAGCTGGAAGCAGGATCAGATTGCCGCGATTGTTAACCGGTCACAATCACAGGTGTCCAAGTATCTGCGGGGCGAGGCGCGAGGCACTATCGCACTACGAGGATTGATCGGCAAGTTGCCGCCGGAGGAATGCCCATGACACTCGCCCGCACCTATCGAGGAACCGCCGACGGAAAGGTAACACTGACGCTGCATGGTCAGACGGTGGATATAACAAGACCATTCCCCTATCTGCGGGATTGCCTTGCTTATGCTCTTCTTCAGAATGAGATTGGCGAGAGTTGTGCGAAGAAATATGCTGTGCCGTTTCACATGGATGTCGTTTCGCTGTTGCCGCCAGAGTGGGAACTGACGAGCGCGCAAATCCGCGAGGCTGTCGGGCAGTATATACCGCCACGTCAAATAGAGGAGGAGAACTAATGTGTAACTTTCTGAGCGGCGAGGTTCTGTGGGACGGACAAAAAGAGACCGTTTACACAAGTTCGAAGTCTGACTCTCACACGGAGATTGAGGCGGAGTTCGGTTTGCGCAACCTTAGCCCGGCGTTCGCTGCCCGTATGCAGAAGGTTGAGTATTCGAGCACCGGGGAAATATGGGAGCTTGACAAATACACGCTCCGGCTCGATGATGGGGTGGCGGACTGGTGGACACCTGAAATCGCCGAGCGCGTCGAGCGGAAAATGCGAGCGGCTCGCGATGAACGAATCCTCAAGGACGGGCAATTTGTTGAGAAAATCGAAGGCGGAACATACCTGTCAATCTCCGGCTCGTGTCGCATCGGCACGGTGAGCGGCGGGCATGTCAGGTCATACGACACCTCGCGGCAGGAGATCGGCAAAGAGTTGAGAGCGCAGGAGGAGAAATGACGCGCGAGAAACT